CTATTGATTCTGTTCAAATTGGGCAATCAATTCCTCTTTGAAATTCAATAGTTTTACACCATTTCCTTTATTTTCAACGCTGAAACAAGCTTGCTTGGAAGCAATGACGATGCCTATCAAAAACCATGTATCATCCTTGTGTTTATAGAGATATATATCTTCTTTCATTACGCCGGATGCTCTATCATGCGCTAAAACAAGATAATTTTTATCTTTACTGTAAACCGTTCTTACAGTTTCTGTTTTATCATTGAGAGATTCCCTTATCGTTTTTACATCAGGGGATTTTTCAATGAGGCTAATAGTTCTACTTTCTTTTGCCATAGAAGGAATAATTGTAATCAGTGCCATGCACATTAAAAGTCTGGTGAACATAATGTTCCGCAATTTTGGTTATAGTTATAACCGCCGGTTCCGGAATAGTCCCGGTTAGCGGTCACTGGATTTGTGATTAGGTTTCCAGAGGCATCTAATCGCTGCACTGGCCCCCAGCCACGTTTATGGGACCATTTACCGTCCCGGTCTTGACGATACCAGTGGAAGTCATTCCCTGGTGATATGACAAGTTGAACTTTATGGTAACCCTTGGAACAGCATCCTTTGGAATCCGGCTCTTTCAGGCCGTCTCCTTTAACACGCTTGATAATCTCGGCGCAGTTTAATTGCGAAGGATCATTCAAAGGGGGAAATCCGGATTCATCTCCGGGTTGTGGGAGGTTAGGTCCCGTTTTATTTCCATCTTCCCTGCGGTCACAGGCATAACTGTAACAATTATTTGCAAATTGAAACCGTCCTCCGGTAGCTTCGTCATTCCAAAGCTGCGGATTATAAACAGGAGGGGTGCCCGAATAGGGACTTCCTCCAAGGGTATCACTCCATGAACATGGGTTGTTCTTTACGAATTCATACAGATTCAAGCCTCCGTTTTCCGCAATGAGGTCACGGGAAATCCACCTGCCGTCCCTGGTGTTCAGGTGGCGGTAGTTGTAATACACGAGGCCCGTGGCCGGATCATGAACCTCACTGCTCCACTGGAGGGGATTGGCAGCGGCCATGCCGCCGCTGGAGGTGACGGCCCCGAAGGGGGCGTAGTCATAGGCGGCGGCGAGGGTGCCGGTAGCGGAGTTCATGAGCTCCGTGACGTTTTTACTGAAATCCAGTCCGTAGAGGTAGAGCTGGCCTCCGGCCAGAAGGGCAAGCGGGCGGGTGGCTGTGGGCTCCGAGGGGTCCCAGAGGATGACGTGCTTAACCGTGGGCTGCGGCTGCAAGAGGTCCAGCATGGCGATCTGCTGGTAGCCCCGGTAGAGGTAGCGCTCATGCAGCGTGACGGTGCCGCCCTGCGTGACTTTCCTGAACCAGCGGCGCCCCATGTAGTCATAACCGCAGGTGATGAGGGTATCCCCCTGGGTAAATTTGATGGGCTGGTTAAAGAAGTCATAGTCTACCGCCCAGATGCCGGTGTCTGTCTGGATGAGGGTCTGGTTCCCGTTGGCGTCATAGGTGGGATGGAATGGCGCGGCTCCCTCTTCCGTGATGGCGGTGTACTGGTTCAGGGCATTGGTCTGGTAGGCCGTTGCTCTTCCATCCTCCGCCACGGGAGAGAGATTTTCTCCGTTAAAGGTATTCTCTCTCATATATGGTAAGGATGCCAAAAGCAAAGGAGAAAAGAAAGAAAAAAGAGGGGTGCGGTTTTTATGCCCGGAATGGGGCAGCGGGAAATGGAGAAATGGGGGGGGCCTCCGGAGAGGTGATTTTCTCCATTGAAAAATGAATTTTCGGGGGCAATTCATACTATGAGAGGTCCCCAGGATAAAAAAACAGTGTTAGCGTGCCTGGGATGTGGAACAAAAGCGGCTGCGGCCTTCCATCCGGGAGGGCGGCAGAGAAACAGCCGGAGTTCCGCCTCATGATCAGAAAACATACCATTATGGCTAAATCAACGAAACCGTTCCATCCACTGGATGCAGAAAAAAATGCACGTTACAAGGTGACACCGGGGGAAACCCCAAAAATCGCCTGGCACAAGACGGAAGAAACCGGCACGCACGATTGGGAGGGGTACATCCGCATTGAAGATGACGGCACTTACGAATTCTCCATTCAGATCGACGACAACGGTTATCTGGAAATCAACGGGGAAAAGGTAGTGGAGCTGACTGGAAGCAATTCCACCAAGAAGGCGACCGGAAGCAAGGAACTCAAGAAGGGCTTCCACTATGCGAAGCTGCATCATGAGAATCTGGCAGTGCCGGAAAATATCGCTCCCTATCCGAATGCGGAAGAGTTTGTTCCCAAGATCGGGGACGAGGCGCTGACGCTGTGGGACATTGACGCGCCCAAAAACCTGATGAGCCAGGAAGAGGCCCTAAAGCTGCTGGGGAATTACAAGGGGCTGGTGGACTACAGGACGGTCAGGTCCGCAGATAGCAATCAGATATGGGCGCTGTTCGGTCCGAAGGTGGCTGCGGATATGGCTGGCGAAGAGACCTGCGCTACGCGCTTGAGCATCGCCCTGAACCGATACGGATACCGGCTGAACGGAGCCAAGTATCCGGATGGCTCACAGGCCTCCAACAATGTGCTGAATATGGGCGGCGATATTGCTATTCTGAATCCCGGAATGACGCCGGAGAGCGATCCGGCCACCCTGGGCAAGCACATTATCATCAGCGCTGAAGTCATGGCCGGACACCTGAATGGCGTCATCATGAAGAATTTGGGCTGCAAAGGTCCGGATTACGCTACTCCCTCTGATTACAGCGCTCCTCAAGAGGGTGATGTTGTGGTTTTTGGAGACGACTTCCATGTTGGCATGTGCCCCGGTGACGATCAGGGTGTAGGTTCCTTCCTGTCCGGAGGAGTCTGGCTTCTGTACCGGAGCACGCTGGATGACAAGCAGTAAGGGGTAAAGAGCATTTGGTTCAAGGGAGCGGGGAAACCTGCTCCCTTTTTTGTCTGGGTAGGGGGGGAAAAGCAACTTGAAGTTTTTTATTTATGGAATATATATCTTATATGCGTTTTAGATCTTTATTGTTTCCTGTTTTTACTGCTTTTCTGCTGTGCAGCCCGGTTGGAGGGGCGGATTTGCTGAAAGCCGCTGAAATTGTGCCTGAATCCCGTGAGGATGTGCTGTCCGATTATTTGAAGAGGGCTGATACGGTGTTGCTGGTGTGTGTGTATGAGGTCCGGTTTACTCCGTTTTCTGCCGGGAATGGTGTGTTATGGGACAGGGATTGCCAGTGCCGCGTTGTTCAATCTCTGCGGGGAAAGGTGCCTGTGGGCGGCTTGCTGAACCTGCACCGTAAGGCGGAGAACATGCCTGACTCTGGAACCGTGAGGACGGAGGGCAGCAAGCGTTTCCTCTCGTCCCCGGTTCAAGGGGCTTTATGGTATGTGTTTCTGGATTCAGGCAAGCTGAAGAATATGGGCAACGATCAATATGAATATGCTCTGGATACGATGTGGCTGAATCCTCTGGCGTGGAGAGACAGGGAGGGGGTGATGGCCTTCCGGAAACTGGTGCATGTGGTGGATGGACACATTGCGGAGGAGTCCGATGCGGCACGGTTGAAGGGAAAGTAAAGGATTCTCCGATCTTTTTATGCCCGGAATGGGGGGGATGGAGTGGGCCTCCGGTGTGGTATGACTGATTGATTAAGAAAAAAACTTGCCCGGCAAGGGGAAAGATGTCTTAATACTGGTACATCCCTCCATGGCACACAAGCCATGGATGCGAGAGTCGCCTTCCACAAGGGGGCGGCTCTCGTCTGTTTTTACCTTCTTTCTTTTTTCATGCGCACGGCTGTTTACATCGACGGGTTCAACATGTATTACGGGGTGCTGAAGGGGACGGCTCATAAATGGGTGGATCTGCGCAAGCTGATGGAAACCCTGTTTCCGGGGGAGACGATCACGGAGATTAAATACTTTACCGCTGCCGTTGCCAATGTGCCCCGCAATCCTACGCAGAGGGATGACCAGTATGCGTATTGGCGGGCGGCGATTTTTCATTCACGCGTCCAGATCATCGAGGGGAAATTCCACCAGAGCATTATCCGGGCGGCTCTGGTTAATCCGCCGCCGAACACGATGGAGGTGTACAAGACGGAGGAAAAAGGCTCTGATGTGAACCTGGGGGCGCATTTGCTGATGGATGCCTTTCTGGGCAAGTTTGATCAGGCGATCGTGGTGACGGGGGATTCCGACTTGGTGACGCCGGTCAGCATGGTTCACCACCAGTTGAAGAAGCCGGTGATTGTGGTCAATCCGCAGAAGAAGCAGAAGAAGATGCGGAGATCCTATGCTTTGCAGAAGGCGTCCGATTCCCGCAGGTACAAGCCTTTCATCAGTACGGCGGCCCTGTCCGGCTGCCAGATGCCTGCCGTCCTGCAAGACCAGTACGGCACGGTGTCCAAGCCTGCCGACTGGTAGGAGCTGTGCTCCCGTGGGGGGAAGGCGCCGGAGGGAAGATGGCCTGTGTGTGTTTTCAGTTCCCGGTGGGGGTGATGGAAAGGAGGTAGGCGTCTACGTCTGTGACGTTGTACTTGCGGACGCCGCCGTTGGGCTGGCAGGTGCGGATTTTTTTATTGGTGACGCCGCCGATAAGGAGGCGGCACATGTTGGACTTTGACATGTCGAAGCGTTTGGCAAGGGTGGCCTGGCTGGCCCAGACGACGTTGCCCGCCTCCGAGTCCTTATGGGAGAGTTCCATGGCTTCCAGCTTGAGGGTGATTTTCTGGAGTTCCGCGAGTACGTCTTCCGCTGAAATGTAGGTAGGGGCGAGGGTCTTCATGAGAAGGAGCCCTCCTTTCCGGTGGGGAGGCCGAAGAAGCAGGGGGAGAGGGCCGGTTTGCCGGGGTTGGCGTGGTCACGGTTTTTCAGCCATTGTTCCACTTCTTCCGGGATGAAGAGGGGGCGGCAGCCCTTGCCGGGGGTTCTTTTAGCGCCGGTGTAGAGGACGGGGCAGCCTTCTGCAAGCCAGTGGGAGACGGTGCGCGGCTTGACTTTGAAGAGGGCCGCGAGTTGTTCCCGTGTGAGGTATGAGTCCATGGTGGGGATGTGTGGTTTGTGTTAATGGGGCGGAATGGGGGCGGGTTATTTTTATGGTTGCGTCCCTTCCGTGCCCTTGATTATGTCTTTTATAGCTTGTTTTGCTTTTTCCGGGAACGTCTCATGGTATGAGAAAAAAAGGGGGGTTGTGTTATGAAAGGAAAGGCGATAGTGTGGGAGAATGCCCATGGATACGTGCCAGCCTTCTTTTTCTGATCTGTCCCTGCCCTGTTTCGTCCAGCGCATGAAGGGGGAGCCGGACTTGACGATGAGGGGAAGGGATTTTAGTATTATTGAGTTTGCCCGGTTCAAGGGGCGGCTGGAGGCGAATTACGATGTCTTTCAGCAGATGGGGCCGATTGTGGACCCTTTTATCCTGCCGGGGTATCTTTTTGTTTTTAAGAAGATGAGCAAGGGGGATGTCCTGGCGGGGGTGGTGGCCCTGAAGGATGTGCCGGTGGAGGAGAGCATTGTCATGTCTTTCACGGTGGTGCTGAAGGATAATGACGAGCACGGGGAGCTGACGGGCTTGGCTGGGGAGCACCCGGAGTATGGCTACAAGATGCCGCCGGAGCCGCCGTACTGTGCTATCATGCCGCTGGATTTATTCACCAGCCAGTGGGAGAACATGGATCAGATTTTGAGAGCGCTGCGGGGGTATGCCCTGGCCTGGATGGTGATCTAAGGGGAGAGGGAGGTGAAAGGGAGGCGGCTAGTCCGGGGGGAACCCGGAACAAGGACGGCCCTCCCGGTGGGGGAGAAAGCCTGGAGGGCCTTTCTCTCCCTTTTTTGTGCTGTGGGATGCAGGGATGTCCGGCACGGGGGGATGCTGACTAGGGGGCTGGAGTGTCGTCCGGGTCTATGGGCGGAAGTTGTTCTTCCGTAATGAATTTGTTTGATTTTATGACTTGATCCACGGCCCATTTTTGAAATTCATCCGTGCTCATGTGCATGATCCTGGCGGCGTTTTTTAATACTTCCCATTCCTGGGCGGTGTACAGGGAGGCTTCCGTACGGATACCGCCGTAACGGTCTGTCAGAATATGGTCTTTTTGGCTTTGCGAAACTTCATTTAGTTTTTTGGCAATCCATACCTTCCGGTGCCGGGGAATCTCGTTTTTACTCATCCATCGGTTGATGGAGCTTTTGGCGACGCCGAGCAGTTCCGCGAGTTCGTCTCTGGTCATTTTTTGTTCTTTCACCCAAAAGGCAAGATAGGGTGGGGAAATGTCTTTCCAGGTCAGCATAGAGTTATTTTTTATCAAATGGTAATATTTTATCAATTTAGAAAATTTCCTGTTATCAAAAAATAAAATCAAGTTGACGATAATGTCTAAGGAGAAAAAGATGATTAGTATGCCAGACCGTAAAGACGATTCCGTTAGGCCGGATACTTTGCCACTGACTGCTGCCGCTTCTCACCCGACGTTATTCCCTCACCGGCGGGAGAGGGGGCATGGGTTCGCCGTGATTGCGCCTCCTGTCATGGAGGACGCTCACAACATGGCGGAGGTCATGCTGCATTTTATTCACGGGGCCGTGATGAAATGTGCCATGGTCGTGACTGCTCTTGATAAGAAGCGGCAGCGCAAAAGGAAGCTGAAAGAAAAGGCTGAATTTCCCGCTCATCATCGTTGACGGCTCGTTCCTTCCGTTTTTCGGATAGATGTGTCTCTGGCATCGCTACCCCTCATTTTTCACTTTCTAACATAATGGATCAGGATTTTTCTTTTTATAATGCTTTTATTGTGAGCTTGCTGCATGGCAACAAAGTGCTTTCTCCGAATGCCCCGGTTCCGAAGTCAGCCAAGGGGGTTTTTGCCCAGGCGCGCAGGAAGCAGAAGGCCAAACGGACGGCGCGCACACTGGCCTGGGCGGTGACGCTGGAGGCGCTGGCGGGGCGTAAAGTGAAACCGAACAGGTATATGTTCCGCTGGTATTACAAGTACGGAGATCCGCCGGATGATGATAATGTGGTGGCGAGGTGCAAGGCGTATCTGGATGGGGCCTGTCTGGCCATGGGGATCAATGACCGGGATTTGCGCCTGATGGGGGTGGAGAGGGTGAAGGATCTGGTGCGGTTCCGGGAGGTGGAGCTGGTATTCTGGCGGGTGGAAGAAGATTTTGACATGATTTTTGAGGAAAAATTTCGTGAAAAACGAATGAAAAACGGGCTGAAAACAGAGGAAAAAACGAACGAAAAAGGAGGGGGAAATCATGGCTGTTTCATGGATCAAGATTGAGGTGGTTTTGCCGGATAAACAAGAGGTGATTGCTATGGCGCGGATGCTGAAATTCAAGGACACGGACATGGTGGTGGGCAAGCTGATCCGGCTGTGGGCGTGGGCGGATTTACAGACGGTGGACGGGGAGTGTGTGATGTGTACGGATGATTTCATTGACCGGACGGTGTTTTGCAAGGGGTTCGCAAAGGCTTTACGTTCAGTAGGATGGCTCACTGGTGAGGATGGAGCGCTGGGATTCCCGAACTTTGAGAGGCACAATGGGGAGACGGCCAAGGCGCGGGCGGAGTCTGCCCGGCGTATGGCAAAGTCCCGCGAAGCGGGAGGGCAACAAAACGGCAACAGAAAGGGTAACAGGGGCGCAACGGATGTTGCGGATTACGGTGATTGTTGTGCCGGGGATGTTGCGGAAAATGTGCAACATTCCCCGCAACGAAAACCGCAACCAGAGGGAGAGTTAGAATTTAAGAGTAATAAAGGGGGTGGTGGGGAAATTTCACGGTGTATGGGTGAAATGGGGTCTGGGGTGAAGTCTTCCTCCCCCCCTCCCCCTGTTTTTCCGGTTCAGTTGAAGGGGGAGGACGGGAGGTTGGTGCCGGAGTTCGTGGCGTTTGTGGAGTGGGTCAAGGGGGTAAGGCCCGGCTGGGATGTGGGCAAGCTGTCCCAGCGGGAGCAGCGGGCGGCGGCACAGGCCTTTCTGGGGCTGCAACGGCCTGTGAGCGAGGTGGAGCGGGTAGCGGTGGCGGAGTATCTGGCTCATGAGCCGGAGAATGGCAAGAAGTTCGATTATCCTCCTGACCGTGAGTTGTTTTTGACGATTTTTCAGGAGGTCGTTCAGAAGGCTGTGGCGTGGTTCCGCAGGACGGGGAGGAAGACGCCTGCGGAGCGGGAGGCGGCCCGGAAGCGGGCTCTGGTGCTGAAGCTGCGGAATGACGAGGGAATGGCAAGGCGGCTGGCCAGACAGTTTCAGCATTCGCCGGAGGAGGTGGTCGCGGAGCTTAATGCCCTGCGGGAGAAGTATGGTGAAGAACCTTTAAACAACAGTGAATTAGACAAAATTATGAAGGGAGATTACGAAGGATGAAGGGTGAAGTGTTGAATCCGGTGGAGATGGTTCACAGGCTGGCGTGCTGCTGTACGCAGGAGGGGGTGATGGCCTCCGAGGTGGCGGTGCTGACTGCGGTAGCCGCCCAGCCGTCGATTGCCTCCGGCATGGTGGTGAAGCGCACGGGGCTAAGTGCGCCCAATACGATCCGGGTGCTGAATTTGCTGGCGGACACGGGGGATGTGACTTTTGTGCTGGAGAAGCCGGTGAGGGTGGATCACCCTCCGGTGCGGAGGCATTTCTTTGTGACGGCTGGCGGCATGAAAAGGATCAGGCGATTCCTGTGTGCGCTGGGCTGGGAGGAGGGATGGGTGTTCCTGGTGCCGGAACTGGGGGTGAGGATGAATGCGGTGGAGATGGTCAGCAGGCTGGCGTGCTGCTGTACGCGGGAACGGCTGATGGCCTCCCAGGTGGCGGTGCTGACGGCGGTGGTGCGCCAGCCCTCGATCACTTCCGCCATGATGGAGAGGGTGACGGGGCTTTCGCTGACTAATTCAATCCGCATTCTGAATTATCTGACGGAGGCGGGGGATGTGACTTTTATCCCGGAGAAGGAGCCGAGGCTGGGGCGCAGGCCAATGAAGCGGCATTTTTATGTGACGCCGGGGGGAATCAGCACGGTCAGGCAGGTTGTCGGCCATTTGGGCTGGGGTGGTTTTAACGGGGTGCGGATTACGGGAGAAACGGAAGGGGGTGATTTGTTCCGGTTATGAAGAAGTGGGAATCAACGGGCAAGGTGCCGGAGGGAAGGCAGGCGGGAAAGACGGTCAGGAAGATGGCTGGAAAGCCTGGTAAGGCGGTGGCGGGGAGGGAGCGGGAGCTGACGGAGAAGCAGAGGAATTTTGTGCGTTTTTATGCGGAGGGGTACTGTCAGCGGGAGGCTTACCGCAAGGCGTACAGTGCCAAGCGGTTGACAGACGCCTCTTGTGACGCGGCCGCGTCCCGCTTGTTAAGAAATGTTAAGGTAATCGCGCTGCTGGCGGAGCTGCGAAAGAAGGCGGATGACGAGGCGGTGATCAACCGCAGGAAGAGGATGGTATGGTTGTCCCGTGTAGTGACGACGGCTCCCGATGATGTGGACGGGAAGTCTGATCTCTGCCAGGAGAAGACGGTCAGCGAGTTTGGGATGAAGTGCAGGATGCCGGACAAGCTGCGGGCCATTCAGGAACTGAACCGGATGGATGGGGCGTATGAGCCGGAGAAGCTGAAGGTGGAGGGTGAGCTGTCTTTTGGAAGTCTGCTGAAGGGGCTGAAGAACCGGGAACTGGTATCTCCCAGGGGTAACGGGAAGAGGGATGATGAGGATAAGGGGGAAAAGGATGAGGTGTGAATGAGTGTGGTGCTCTCAATGTGTTGCGCCAATTCATACCATGAGAGGTCCCCGGTTTCCTTTTTCTTTGGTAGTGTGGTTCCGTTATGGACAAAGTGACGTTTTTTGAACAGGTTCTTCATACGTTGGGGGACAGGGAGTATAAGAGGGACAGCCCGACGGGGAGGGAGTGTGATTTGTGGTTCCCTGCCGTTTTAAAGGAGGCTCTGAATTTTGGGTCTTGGTCGTTTGCGACGCGGAAGCGTGTGCTGGAACCTGTTTTCCCTGGGAAATATCTGCTGCCGGAGGATTGTCTGCGCCCGCTGAAGATCAATCATTCGTGTTTTGAGCTGGTGGGGAGGGAGATTTGCCTGAATGTGATGTTCCATCCTGCCCCGGATGTGCTGGAGCTTACTTATATTTCTGATTCCATGGGTAAGGGGGAGGAACTGCCGGATTCCGAGCCGCTTTTCCTGAATGGTCTGCGGCTGCTGATGGCGGCGCGGCTGGCCCCGAAGATTACAGGGCAGCCCCAGCTTTTGTTTACGCTGGAAGAGGCGGCCCGTTCCGCACTGGGGGAGGCTCTGCACCAGAACAGTCTTTCCCAGCATTCCAATGACCAGCATCCGCTGGAGGGGATTCTGCTGTCTTCTATCGTGGGGTAAGGGGATATTCCCTCTCTCAATTCTCAACTATTCCCTATTAACTTTTAACTATTACCTGAACATGGGGCAGATTGTAGGAAATGCGCTGGCGGCGCGGAATTACAAGGCGCAAGCCGCCGTGGCAAAGTCACAGGGGCGTGCGCGGCAGGCGGCGTATGACGGGAGGGCGCGGGGGCTGGAGGAGGAGGCGCGGGCGGATTCCCACCTGGCCGCACGCAGTATGGGCCGCCAGAGGGAGAACCAGGCGAATGCCGGGGTGTCCGCGCGCAGTCAGCGGGCGTCCAGCGGAGTGACGGCGGAAGGAAGCGGGTTACAGAATGAACTGGCCCTGGCGGACATTTTTGAAAAGTCGATCGCGGACATGTCTCTTTCCAATGCTATTTCCGACAGCAATAAGCGCACTGGTGCCATGGGGGCGCGGCAACAGGGACGGCTGGCCATGATGCAGGCGGACGCGGAGGCGACGCAGTACCGGAGGCAGGGCAAGTCTGCGCAGAATGCGGCCTGGATTCAGGGGGCTACCACTTTGCTTTCCGCTGCTCTCGGCGGGATGGGGGCGGGGATGTCCGGTGAGGGAACGGGTGCGGAGGCAGGGGCAGCAGCGGGAAGCGGTGGTCAGGCGGCTTCCGGTGCGGGGGGCGGCTCCGTGGTGGGTGGGATGGCGGGGAGTTCTCTTCCGGCGTGGGCGACGGGGGCTATGTCTGCCGGACAGAGTGCGTATGATCTGACGGGGAATTTCCTGCAATGGTCTCCGGGTACGGTCCCAACCAGCAAGGGGTCAACGACGAATGCGGGAAACACGCTTAATGATTTGCTGATTGCGCTGCTGGGCCGGGAGGGTCAGCAGGGGGGGCAAGCTCCCGCTTCCTCTTCTTCCCGTTCTGTCTGATTGTTTCCTGTCTGATTTTTTAACTGCATACACACGATGAACGGTTCTAATTGTACAACGCGGGCTTTTGAGTTTCTGGAGGGGATTTCTCCCGGTTCTTATGCGGCTTTGATCCGTTACACGCTGGAGCATGAGGGGATTGTTCATTCTGCTCCGGATTGTTTTTGTGTGGCGATTCCGGACGAGGATGATCCGCATACGGTGTTGATTCTTTTCCAGTGTTCACGGCTTTCCGTTCTTTGGCGGCTGGCGGAGATGTACCGCTGCCAGTTTACGCACGTCAAGTTCCGCAGGGATTTTAAAAACCATTACCCGGAACGGTGTGTGCCCATCGACCGTTTCCTGAAAAAACGTTCTCTGGCCGGGCGGATTTCCTGACCCTTTTTATTCCCTGCTCCGTTCCCGCTGCTCTCTTCACTTTCCTTTTTCATTTTATGGATGTTCCTCTTTACAATGGCGCAAGGCCTCAACTCGATTCCACTCCCCAGCCGTTGCAGACGCCGGGTGTGAATCTGGAAGCCAACATGCAGGCGGTCCAGCGGGGGGCGCAGGCTCTGGATGCGGCGATAGGGAAGTTCAAGGCTATTCAGGATTTCGGCGAGGATCAGAGGATAGAGGGTATACTGGGCAAGACTGCTGCTGATTTTGAGGATGAGTTTAAGAGGCGGGCTAGTTTGGCTCCCGGCTCCGAAGACGGGCTCTATGATGAAGAGGGGCATTTGCACCGGGGACACCTGGATGCGCTGGTGAAGGATTTCTCCAACCGGGTGGACGAGGTGCGCCCCGGCTATCTTAACCCGGATGCCCGGATGAGGGCGGATGCCCTGCTGCAACACACGAAGCAGCAGTTTGAGATACGGGCTTTGGGCAAGGCGGCGGAGCGGGAAATACAGGTCTCCCGGCAGACGTATCAAAATAACCTGAAAAATGCGCTGGGAAAAAAGGATTATCCTGCGGCCAGGGACTTGAACCGGAAGGCGAGGCAGAATGATGTTATTTCCCAGAATCAGTATGAGTATGAGGATTGGAAGTTTGGCCAGCTTGACCGTATCAGTCAGTTTAAGGAGGAGCTGGGCAAAAATCCCCTGGGGGTGGCGGCGGCTTTTGAGGATGGTCTCTATGATGACATTGAACCGGACGCGCGGCGGGAGCTGGAGAAGGATTTGCAAACGGCCCTCCGCCAGCAGGTGCGGCAGATCCCTTTCACCGAGGATGAGAGGAAATTGATGGAGAGGGGCGGCTCTGTGCGTCCGAAGTTTGACCGGCTGCCGGGTGATACGGAGCAGATGGTGAAGTGGCGGGAGGAAAAGAACCGGGGAATGCTCCACCTGCACCAGAAGGATATTGACGCGGCGTGGCGGGAGGATGTGTACAATGCGCCGGTGATGAAGAGCGCCGGGCAGTATCATGTCTGGAAGAATGATCTGGTGCGCAGGTGGTGTGACGAGAAAACGGGGTTTGGCGTGAATCCGGAGCTGCTGGCTCTGGCGGCTGATGAGCGGATTGCGGATTTGCAGGGGCTGGCCTCTGCCAGGGATCATCTCAATGCCAGCGAGTTTTTCAATGTAGTGGACCCGGCTGATATTGCCCCGGAGTTTTATAAAAAATGGGACAAGGCGAAAAGTACCTGGTATTGGACGGATGGGGGAAGGAAGGAAACGGAGGACTCGACGAAGAAGGTATATGATGAAAAGGCGGAAAAGGCCCGGAGTGAGGCGTATGCGGCGTATTTGTTCTGGGCGCAGAGTAATCCCAAGGCCAGTTATTATGATCAATACCAGAAGGCTTGTTCTTTGCTGGCTGACTGCGCTTCCCGGCTGGATGAGGAAAACGAGGTGGAAAAGGATGATTTGGTGTTCAAGTATATGGAACGTGACCTGGGGAATGGGGAGCGGAAAAAGGGGCTGGAAGCTCTGGAGGAGCAGCGAAAACGGAATACGGAGTACAGAAGGAAGGTGGCGGAGGGCATTGCCGCTGCGGACAAAATAAAAGAGGAAACCGCCTCTCCCGTACTGCCCCCGGTGATGGCGACGGACATCCTGCCGGTACCGGATACGCAGCCGGGGGCCTACCTCTCCAGGGAGGATTATGAAAAAGTCGTCGAGTTTTACGGTGACGCACCGGAACTGGTAGGAGTGCTGCCGGGGCGTGGTTCCCAGCGGGCGTGCTGCCGGGTGCCGGTGCTGGGCTGGCATGAGGGTGAGGGGGTGCTGCTCACGCGTGGGGCGAGGCATGGGCAGCTCGGCGTGGTGGGGCGCATTGACGGGCTGGAGGTGCGCTTCCGCCGTCCGAAGGGGAGTAAAATACTCTCTCCGGAGGAACGGAAGAAATGGGTGGAGGGGAAAGGGAGGAAGAAGGAGGAACCTTCTCTGCTGCCGCCTCTGGATGCGTCCGCTTCTGCTCCGCCTGATGATTATGGTCTGCTGCCTGTAGAGGGCGCAGGTGGGGAAACTGCCGTGCCTGTGAGCGAGTCCGGGCTGCCGCCTCTTTAGGTTTTCCTGAACTCTTTTCTTCATTCTTTTTTACCACTCTTTTCTTTTTTCTGTTATGCTGTCTCTCAAACTTGCCGATGCCTGGAAGGATTTTACGCCTCCGTCTTCCCCGGATGTTTCCGGGAAAAAGGAGGGAGGGAACACTGTACAGGATTCAGAGGAGTTCGCTGCACCGGATACGGATTCCAAAACGGTTTTTGAAGCGGCTCCTTCTCCTACTACGGGCTCTTCTCTGTATGCCGCCAATCCGGAGGATTTCAAGGGGATGGAAGTACAGAAGGGTTCTTTGGTTTCCGAATTTCCGGGACAGGCGGCCACGCCTCTTTCTCCTGCGTGGCCCCGGTCTATTTTTGACCGTCCCCTGACTCCCTCCCTCATCCCTTCCTCCACGCAGCCCGTCCCAGTCTGGCAGCCTGATCCGCAGCGGGTCGACGAACTGCACGCCCTGATTTTGCATGGGAAGAATGATCCGGAGCTGGATGTTCTGCTGGAACGCAACCCGGCCTACCGCGCCCAGGCGGCGCTGGATGACGGGTCCGTCCCTGCCCGTGCATTGCTGGGGCAGCAGATTCTCCGGGAGGTGGCAGGGGAAAAGTATGAGAAGGAGCCGGGGTTTTATTTTCTGGCTTTGAAAGAAAAATTGCCGGAGGCCGCTACCCGGCAGGAGGCGTATGCCGCCGTGTATGATCATTACTCAAAGGCAGTAGAAAAGCAGTATGAGGAGAACAAGGCCAGAAAGGCCGCTTACCAGAAAAACCGGGTGCAGGTGGATGAGGCGGTGGCTCATGTGGTGGGCGGATTGTGGTCTCCTGCCGAGCTGGGAGTGAGGCTGACGCCGGAGCAGACGGATGTTTACCTCAAGGAGTTTGACACGGGGGCTGTGGAGAAGGCGCACGCGGCTTTTTCTCTCCTGAAGGATGTTTTTTCCGGAACGCCGGAAGAGGGGCTGCGCCGGATGGTCTCGGAGCGGACGGCCATGAAGATTACTTCCGCTCTTTCGGATGATGATGGCAAGGGAAAGCTGACGATCAATGAAACCGCGTTTAACCTTTTTGAAGGGTCGTTGCGCAAGCTCATGGGGTCTGTGAAGGAGCAGTCCGGCGACGAGTGGAAGTTCCTGCATAATGTGGAGCTTGCGTTGTTTAATCCCGTTTCCAAAAAGAATGCCACTCTGGGAACGCTGCTCCAGATCAACAGTCAACAAAATCGTCTTGTGCCTTTCGCCTATGAGCACAATGACAAGGTTCTGGAAAAACTGGAGGAGACGGTCAGGGAGTATCGGACGTATATCAAAAACGACAGGGAGAATGCCCGTGTGCTGGGTCTGCTCTCTACCGGGCAGGATATGGGCAACCAGTCCAATGACCGGGCTTCCTTTGCCGCAAAAACGGTCAACTGCCTGGGGAGTGTCTGCGGGCAAACGGCTCCTTTCTTTGTCCCGTATGCGGGCTGGGGCGTGGCTCTGGCCGGTGCGTATGATGACAAGAGGAACCGGGCGTATTATGAGGGGCTGGAGCCGGGTACGGCGGAGTGGTCCGCCTTTGTGGACGCGGCGGCGTCTGTGGCTGTGGAAAAGATTTCCTACGGGGCACTGGGGCGGCTTTCCGGGGCGGGCTGGGTGATGGGCAAGCTGCCTTTCATGAATAAAACCCGGAAGGCGCTTACGGATTCCCTGTGGAAGCATGTTCTTTTTGAGGCGGGGGCCGGGATTGTGGAGGAAACGTTTGTGGAGCCTACGGCGGAGGCCATTATCCAGTGGGCGGTGCGCAGCAATATCGCCCCGCTGGCGGGGGTGAATGTGGGTGGAAGTTACGACTGGAGCAATTACTGGAATGAGCTCAAGGGGATGATGGAGCCGGATCAGTTGCTGGCGACGGCTCTTTTTGTGGGGGGACTGGCCGGAGGAACGGCTGGGGCAAACTCTCTGATCATGCAGCGGTCTCTGGTGGTGAACTCCCGCAGTCCGGAGATGCTGCGGATGCAGGGGATTCCGGAGGATGAGGCGAAGCGTATTTCTCTGATAACGGATAACGGGGAACGTGTGGCTGCTGTGCGGGAGGCTGTCAGTAAATTGAAGGCCTTGCCTCCCGAAGAGGTAGAGAAGAATGCTGGTGAGGGGGTGAAGGCGTTCCGCTCTCTGGCGGAAGTGCGGGCGACGGTGGAGTCGGAGGCGTATAAGTTTTTCCAGCAGGAGATGAGGCTGCCGCTGGTGGAGGAGAAGCTGGACAAGCCGGGGATGTACAATGTCACCGTTTTTGATGTGGATTCCGGGCAGAAGAAGTTCACGCAGGAGATGGCGGAGAGTCAGCTTGGTTCGCTTTTCGGGAATTATTTCAATGAGGATAAGCGAGTCCAAATCACAGAGGCCCAGTCAGCTTTTGCCGCTAATGCCTTTTTGAGGGAGGCGGAAAAGAAGAAAGTTGTCCAGTCGCAGGATATGCTTCAGATGGGAAAGACTACGGGAGAGGGACAAAGGACGGGAGAGGGACAAAGGACGGAAGAGGATAAGGGTACGGAAGGGAATGGAAAGGTGGAAGAACACCCTGCGGGGGAAGCGGAAAACGATTTTTCCCCTGAATCGGATAGTTCCGGTTCTCCGGTTCCGGCCATTCCGGCAACGGTGACGCGGGAGGGTGAGGATTCTTCTGCTCCTTTGGAGGATGATTCCGCCGTCTCGATGGATGGTTCCGCTGCAACGGAGAATTTGTCTGTGCTGGGGAAGTTTATCCGGACGGTGGGTGGTTTGAGCCAGACGGGATTTTCCTATCTTACCCGTGTTGCTCTGGATGAATGGAACCGTCGTCTGGATTCCGGGATGTCCGGGGAGCAGGCTTACGCCGCACCCTTTGCTCCGCTCTCTCCGTATGCGCCCCTTGGTTCTATGCTGGGGCTGGAAAAGGCTTTCAAGGAGCGTCTTAAAATCGCGGCAAGAACGACGGGTGAGGAAGGGGCCAAACAGACCGGCCTGTTTCAGATGGGGACGGCACCCGGCACTACTCCGGCTGATATTCTCTTTTTAGTCAGTAAAGGTTTGGTGGGGACGCGTGAAATGCTGGAAGATTTGTTTGAGGTGGGGATCAGGAATTTGGTCAAGGGTGACAGGGCGCGGCTGGAGGCTATGGGGGAACTGCTGCGGGAAACGCAGGCTGGATTGCAGAAACTGGGTTTTCAGGGGCAGTTTATCAGTCCGACCGGGCCTTTGGATGAGATGAAGGTGGTGGAAGGCATGTCCAAGCTGGCCCTGTCCGATACGTTGGCAAATGCGGAGTCTCTGCCTCTGCCCCAGTGGCAGAAGGACTTGCTTCAGTATCATGTCTCTTACCTGAAAGATGCAAATTACCTGTTGAATCTGGGGAAAGCCTGGAATCTGGGACGGGAGAAAGGCACGATTACGCAGGGCATGGAAGATATTCTGCGTGATCTGGGCCACAGGGTCCACACGATATATGACCAGGCAAGGATTGAGCAGCAGGACATCCAGGCGGTAATGGAGGCACGCGCCATTGTCTTTGGCAAGGGTGGTTCCAGTGGTTTTGCCGGGGGGCCTACCACCTCCCAAATCAGGGAACGGCAGCAAAGGGACGAAGAGGAAGAGAAAGCGCATGTTACTACGGGGGACAGGAGCAAGGAGAGAACTGTACCGAAGGAGGCCTTGCAACATCCGGAAACAGTCGCCCTGCCGGAGGCTCCGGATTCCATGCAGGGAGTTTTTGTCAATGGTGCTTCTTACAACCCGGAGGCCGGGACGTGGATCGGGATGGTGCCGGTGGACAGGCTGCATCTTTCCCCGGATGTGCCGCAGGTGAAGGTGAACTCCGGCAAAAAAGGTGTGGTCAATCCGCTGGTGGGGGATTACCGGGCGGACGCTCCACCTGTTTATGTATGGAAACGCAGGAACGGAAAGCTGGAAGTGGTTTCTGGCCGTCACCGGCTGGATCTGGCCCAGCGAACCGGGACGAAGGCGATGGCCGCGTATGTGTATGAGGAGGATGATATTCACAATACGCAGTGGGCGCGGCTGCTGGACTATGAACAGAATATGCAGGACGACCAGGCGGATGAGCTGACGGCGGCTATTTATGTGAGGGAAACGGGACTTACGGATGATGAACTGACCCGGCGCGGGCTGACGCGGGCGGGAACCAAGTCCCGGCGCGGACTGCTAATCGGGCGGGAGGCACGGGAAGATCTCTGGACGCGCTTCCGTAGTGGGGCTATCAAGGCGCAGGACGCGGAGGCCATCTGTCTGCTGACCCGGCACATTCAGGACAAGGGGCGCATTGACGCCATGCAGATGGCGGCGGCCAATGACCTGGCGGGGGGAAAGCCTCTGGAGTTTGTGGCGGCCAAAATACAGCTCATGGCTCATGCCTCGGCAGACGGGGGGATGGTCCAGGGGCTTATCAGCTTTGGAGAATCTTTTGAGCAGGATATGGAGAGGGCGGCGGAGTATGTGGCCCGCTCCATAGGCACGATCAATGAGCATATCAACGCGATCAAGGGGGTGCGCTCAATCAGCAGGAAGGGAAATGTCCTCTCCTCGGAAGGGATCACCGCAGGTCTCTCGGAAGACCCCGCCGAACGGCTCAAGGAACTGGAGCTGCTGAAAACGATGCATGAGAAGATTGGCCTGTATGAAAATCTGCGTGTGCGTGCCCTGACCTGGGACGGCAAGACGCCGCCTGATCCCATCGGGGACCACCGGCTGGACATGCTGGCGGAGCGTGCCCGTGCGGAGGCGGATGCCGCCGCTCTGGAGGATGAGGAAAACCGCAAGGCTGCCGAAAAGCTGACTTCTGAATTGGGGTTTTCTCTTACGCTCTCCCGTGACCTCGAAACGGTCTTTCCCGACCTCTGGCGGCAGGCGGAAAAGGAACTTAACGTCAAGGGGCGGGTTAGTTTCTCGCTCAATGGTTCTCGTGTCTCCATTCACTCTTTTTCCGGGAAAAATTTCCGTGAAGCTTTGGAGAAAGGAGAAATGCTTTTTCCTGTAAACCGGGTTGCGGACTTTTCTTCCGGGTTGGTTCTTGCCGGGGAAATTGCCTGTGTTCTTCATCCGGAAAGTGTGGACGGTTCCGGCAAGAGGGTTTCTCTTTTTGATTTTTCCGGTTTCATTATTCCTTCTTCGCAGGAAGAATCTCTTCTTCCTGCATTGCTGGAACGGGGCGTCCCGGTGCGGGTGTATCATGTGACGGAAGAAGAAGCCGCTTTCCTGGGCGGTCCCCGGAACATGGAAAAGGATGACCTGCGGAAGAAAAAGGAGCTGAACCAGCGGCGCAACAATGTGATCCGCTCCTTCCTGGAAGAGAGGGACGTTTCCTTCTCCCTGTCTGCGGCGGAACGGAGGACTGCTGTCAGGGCCAGAAGAGAGGGGACATGGATGAAGGCTCCGGACGGGACGCCTACCGCCCTGACGGAACGGCAGTGGCTCCAGGTCCATTCCGAGGCTTTCAGGGAATGGTTCGGAGAATCAAAAATTGTCAACGATCACGGGGAGCCTGTCGTCGTGTATCACGGTACAGCCAGGGCGGACCGGGTGGGCACTGTTTTCCGGGGGGACCGTGCTACGTCCGGCCCCATGGCTTTTTTTACGGATCATGAAAACATTGCCTCCAACTACGCGCGGGACAAGGGGGATACCAGTATCGTCTATGAAGCGGAGGACTATTATGATTATCACCAGCAGTTCCGCCTCACTCTTCCCTCCGGGCAGGACATCCCGCTGGAACGGTACTGGTATTATCTTTCCCCGGCGGAACAACGGCGCATTTCCTCTCTTGCAGGCCAGATAAGGGAAGACTGGGATGGGGACAATTCCATCATTGTGGACCAGGCCATCAATGACGCTAACGGGGGATTCCCGTACCATCTTCAGGAGGCTCGCGGAAACGCGTTCCGCGCTCTTGTTTATCACTGGCTGGAAAGTGCCATTCTTTTAAATGAAGAGCACCGCTTTCTGGATGTACTGGAAAAGCTGGATTTGCCCTTGTCTCCTTACTACCGGAATCCGAATCATCAAGAACCAAAAGTCTACGCCTGTTACATGCGGATGGAGAATCCCTTCCGCACTCCCCGCATTACAAAGAAAATGATAGCGTCTCTCAAGGCAGCCTCCAAAAAGGCCGGTACTCCCAGGGAGAGCTGGCGGACGGATCTCTGGGATAAAAACAACATTTCTCCGGAGGATTGGATCGAGAGGCTGGAAGGAGATTACGAAAACAAGACAACTCATGCCTGGGCCTCAATCCCGGACTGGGTGACGGCGTGGCTCCGAAAAAAAGGTTACGATGGAATTATTGACCAAGGCGGGAAATTTCACTCGGAGGATCACACGGTCTGCATTCCCTTTGATTCCGTTCAGATCAAGTCCGCCACGGATAACAACGGGGATTTCAGCAACTTCAATCGGGATATTACTTTTTCTCTGTCCAACCTGGCTGCCGTTCATAGTTTGGCGGCGGAAAAGCTGGCGGCGGCGGAAAAGCTCGGAGGGCTACCGCTGCCCTCTCTGGCCGTCACTCGCTTGGACAAGCCCTATACGTGGGGTGATGATGATAATGTTTATCTTGTCGGTTCTCCGGCTCTGGCTGATCCGGCCCGTGGCGTGGAAATTTATGACCGGGATATGTGGAGCGGTCACTTTCCGGAGTTGCGCTGGAACAGGCGGGAGGAAGAGGAACGGGAGGAATTTTACCGGAGGGCGCAGGATGCGGCTCTCCGTTACTATGGAAGTACGGATGTGTCCCCGCTCCGTTTCCTGAAAGACGCTCTGGACGGGGACCACCGGGGCGTGCTGGAAAGCAAGCTGCGCAACAATGATCTTTCTCTGGCTGTTTTTGCCGGGGAACGCGGCTATGCTCCCCGGCCCCTCATGCAAAAAATTCCTGGGCGTCTTGATACGGGGGACAGGATTTTCTACTCGGAAATCCGTAAAATGCGTCAGGATAAACATGCCAGATTCCTGACCGTGAACCGGCAGGAGGAGTTCTGCGCAGCCATGGAGCGGGCCATTGAACGCTACCGCTCTCAATTTGTCCAGGATTCCCAGGGGGGAAAATTGAACGTTCCGCAGACCTTGATCAGAAAGGCCAATCTGAGCGAGATGGAAAAGGAACTGAAGGAAGCACGGGAAGATTATTTCGAGACAATTTCCGTACAGGCTCTTATCGACGCTGATCAGTCCGGGAAAACCGTTCCGAACTGGGAGGCCAACTACAAGCGGTTTGAAAAGTATGCAGCCACTCACAAGAAGGCTTTTGACGCCTGGGTGAAGGACAAAATGGACCGGTGGCTTAATCCTGTGCCGCGCATTAAGGAGAATGGCTTCCCGGCCACGCTGGAGAATATCACCCGGTATATGCTGGGAAGCAAGGGCAACGGCGCAGAATATAAGGGTAGTTTTTTCCCCACGGGGCTTCTCCGGGCCAAAAAGTCCCGGCGGTTCCATTCTCTGGATCAAATCAGGGAGAACCGGGATATATTGGTAACAAGTGATGAATATGAGGCCTCGCAGGAAGAAGCACAGGGGCTTATTCAGAAGTTCCAGGAGACCTTGTTCGAGATTGTGAATGATTTTTCCGCATACAACAAAGCGGTGGAAGCTCTTTCCTTGATTGAGGGGGAGCCTACGCCGTCAAAGGTCCTCTCCGCTCTTTCCCGTTTCTACCGGGGTTCCTCCTTCCGAAGCCGCATGGCAAGGAACAGCGGTAATCTGCTGGGGCTGGGGGCCGCCGCCCTGCACGCCATGAAGTCGGAATTGCGGGATTATTATGAGGCGGTGCCCCAGAGAGCTGTCCAGCTTCAGGAATTTTCCCATGCGGTGATGCCTGCCTCTCTGCGGAAAAACAAGCAGATCAGGGACATTCTCAAGCGCAACGGCATCCGGCCTCTTTATCATGACGGTACGCTGGAGGGGCGCACCCGCGCCATGGCTTCTCTTATCAATTCTTCCGCGTCTTTTTCCCTTACTCCGGGGAGGACTTCGGAGGCTTCTTCAGAGTCTTCCTGGCTCCGGTTCCCTACTGCGGATTTCATGGCATCCTTGTCGGAGGAAGAGCGGGCTATCTCGAAAAAGGCTCTTGCCTCCGGTACGTGGCTGAAGGCTCCCAACGGGGAGGCTTCCCTCCTTACGCCGCGCCAGTGGGTGCAGGTACGCACTGCGGCGTTCAAAAGCTGGTTCGGGGACTGGCTGGATGATCCAGGCCATGCGTCCCGCGTCGTGGATGAGAACGGGGAGCCGCGCGTCGTTTATCACGGGACAAGGGGTGACGGCTTTACCGTATTCGATAGAAAAAAAATCGGAGCCAACTGGGGCTTCGGCTATTATGGGAAAGGTTTTTATTTTACGGACAACAGGAGTGCCGCCTACCATTACGGACACAATGAAATAACCTGTTTCCTCAATATCCGAAATCCATATCTATCTCTGCGTTATAATCACGAAGGAGAAAAGAGGTTTACAAGTAACCTTAAAAAAAAGAAGCATGACGGGGTTATAGGGGAAAACGCCCTGCGTGATGTGTACCACTGGCATGTAGCGGACGGATATGAGTATGTGGCTTTTAACGAGTCGCAGATCAAATCCGCCACGGAGAACGTCGGTACGTTTGATCCCGATTCTCCCGATATTACTTTTTCCGTGATCGGACTTCGGGCGGAAAAATGGAAACGGTATAAAAAGAAAGCTTTTACCGGAAGGGATGACGGTATGCTGCGGGCGGAGATTGACGCTTCCCAGGCAGTGCTCAAGGACCGTTCCGCGCCGTATCTGGAACCGTTGCGCCGGGAACTGGCTGATTTGCGTGAATCCCTTGCTGACGAAACGAAAAAAAGGATTGTCCGATTCCTTGATCTCCACAGGAAATTTTACCAGGCAGAGAGAACTATTGAAGCGGAGGATCACCCGGATTTATGGAGGGAATATCTCTCTTTTGATCGGGAGAGAGAGGAATGGAGCAGACTTTTGACAAATGTCTTTCTGCATACCGGTCTGTATCATACCCGCCCTAATGCTGCCGCCGTTCAAGCGCAAATGATCTCTTCGTTGAGATTCATGCTGCGGGAAGACGAAGGTGAAATCCGGGCTCTGGCAAGCAGGGGCGCGGACAATACGGTCATGACGCTGGGCGAGTGGCTGGACTATCCGGAGTTGTTCGCGGCTTATCCGAAACTGCGTTCCATGCCTGTTATTTTCCGATACCTGGAGGAGGGGGTCCTTGGGCGGTTCTCTCCGGCTGAATGGACGGTTTACATTGACCGCAGTACGAGTGATCCGCAGAAAATCCGCTCTACCCTCCTGCACGAAATCCAGCACGCCATCCAGCAGATTGAGGGCTTTGCCAAAGGCGGCACGCCGGAGGCTGCCCGGCAGTTTTATGAGTTCATGCGAAGGGAAGCGAAGGAAGCCTATGAGCAGTCCGACCGGTTTGTAAGCTGGCTGAACGCGAGGGACGGCATGATTTCCATGCTGGAATACATGCTCTCCCTGGCGCGCAACCCGCATCGTGTGTTACGCTCTTCCTACCTGTATTCCTACGATAATGTCCTGCGCAGGCTGGAAGGTGAGGAGCGTATTCTGGATATGGTGCGTTATGCGCTGGAGGACATGTCCGGGTTGCTGGAAAAGTTCTATGATGAGGACTGGAATCATGATGCCCGATTCGACCTTCCCTGGCCCGGCAATTATCACCTGAACACCCCCTCCGGTATTCAGGAATGTCTGGAGGCGGCCAGGGCAACGCCCAGCAGACGCCTCGCCTACCGCAGGACACCCAAGCCGGATTTAGGCGCTCTCTACCGGAACTTTCTCAAATATGAGAAGCTTTCCCGGCTTTCTTCCCATGAGCTTTACAGCCGTCTGGCCGGGGAGATTGAGGCCCGCAATGTCCAGTTCCGCCATGACTGGTCGGCAGATTTCCGTGAGGATGTCCCGTTTAATGATTCGCTTGAATATCCCGGCGAGTCTCTGGTTTCCTTCTCCCTGTCTCTGACGGAAAACCGTCCATCAGAAGATTTCCTTTCTTCTCTTTCGGAGGAGGAACGCGTGCTGGCAGAAAGGTCATGGGAGGATGGAACCTGGCTGCTGGCCCCCAATGGGGAGGCCTCCCGCCTCACTTCCCGGCAGTGGCTGCAAGTGCGGACGGCGGCCTTTAAACGCTGGTTTGGCGACTGGGAGCATGACCCGCTGGAGGCGTCCCGCGTCGTGGACGACAACGGGGAGCCGCTGGTGGTGTATCATGGTGCCCGTCATGCCGGGTTTACTGTCTTTGACAGCAGCGAGGGGGTGTCCCATTCGGAGGCTCCCCCGGAGACCGCCTTTTTTACGAATAGTTCTTCCGTTGCTCTTTCCTATTCCGGCACCAGGGAGGAGCCGGACTTGCTCGACCCGGCCTCTCTGGAGGGTGTCTATTCGCCGCCCGGCCTCTATCCCTGCTTCCTTAATATTCGTGAGCCCTGGGCGGAGGAATTTGACGGGGCTCTCTGGGACGGAACCGGCCAGCCTCTCTATGAGTTCTACGACAATGAGACGGAGGATTTTATTTTCACCCCCAATGGAGAAGAGTTCTGGAAGTCGGAGGAGGCCATTCGGGAATACGCGGAAGCCAACGGCTACACGGATTACGAAATCTGCAACATGGAAGGCTGCCGCACGACTAACACGGTCGTGCAGAGGGCCATGGACATGTGTCTGGACGGTGCCATCATTTATGATGTCATCGACATGGGTAGCCGCTCCAGAGAGGAAGTAGCAAGTAATCTTTATATCGCCTTTCGTCCGGAGCAGATCAAGTCCGCTACCCAGAACCGAGGCACGTTCGATCCGCGCAACCCGGATATTTCCTTCTCTCTGGCCGGGTCCCTGGCTGTCCAGCAGGCTACCGGAAACGGGGACGCGGACAAACCATCCATCCGCACATTCCAGACAGTCCAGAAGAAGTTTGACGGATGGAAGAAGGGAGCCGTCAACATCGACCAGGGAAGCGGCAGGCGCAATGAGTTCACACGGGCTTTGGAACAGGAAGGGATAGTCAGTTATGCGTATGATCCCTTCAAACGTCATGCCGCCCATGAGGCCCCGGTTCTGCGGGAGTTGCGGAGGGGGGCGCTCCAGGGGGATACTGTCACCTGCAATGATGTTCTCAATCTGATCCCGGACAAAACGGCCCGGTGCAATGTCATTCACCAGGCGGCCCGGTCGCTGAAGCCGGACGGCACCGCCTTTTTCAGCATTTACGAAGGGGATGGCAGCGGTCGGGGCCGCATCGTCAAAACGCTTTCCGGGGTGGGCGCCTGCTGGCAGGAAAACCGTAAGGCGGAGGATTTTTTGAGAGAAATCCGTCCTTTCTTTGAAGATGTAAAATTGAGGGACGGCCTGATTGTCGCCCGTTCTCCCCGCCGCACGTCCCCTCCCGCTCCCTGGCGTCAGGGGCGGGAAATGGAAGTTCTTCCCCAAGTCAAGGTGGCTGCCCTTCAGAAGGAGGGCTATTTCCCGCAGGGCGTCCTCAAGACGGCAAATGCCGTCCTCACGGAACCCGGAGAGGATTTTCCCCCTCTGGCAGAACAGGATACTTCCTTTTCTCTCACGGCGGAACATGCCAGTCCGAGTTCTTTCCGGAAGTTCAAGGATGAAGGTAAGGAAGAGGAAAAAAGGGTTCTTATATACGGATGGGGGCTTTATTTTACGGAAGATCCTCTAAAATCCAGGGCTTATGAAAAAGATTTCCGCAGCTCGGACGATGCGAAGGAAACTTTCTATCTCATTGACGGGGAAAGGAGTTCTTCTTCCGCATTCTCTCCTGACGAACAGGACATTCTGGATGAAATTTTTACCAACGGCTGGGATAATATCAACTCCTATGTGGAACGAAACCGGGACGTAATGGATCTTTACGGCGTTTACCGCGCCGCTTTAGACAAATACAGGGGAAAAACGGTAGAGCGGGTATGGGAAAGTCTTCCTTCTTCCACCGTGTCTTCCTACCGGGTGGAGCTCAATGTGGAGGAAGCGGAACTGCTGACCTGGGAGGATGATGTTCCTCCGGTCTTGCTGGACACAGCACTTGCCTTTCTGAAGGAGGCGCACCCTGAATTTCATGCGGAACTCATGGAGTATCAGGAAAGTCCGATCGAAAGCGGAAGGCATGTACCTGTCCGTCTCTTTTGTCCGCGCTTACAGGAAAACATGGGAAAGAAAGAGGCCAGCAAGTGGCTTCTGTCCCAGGGGATCAAGGGCCTGCGCTATTATAACGGAGAACGGATTCCAGGAAAGAAGTACGACTACGTGATTTTTGACGCGGATGACATCAAGATCACCGGCGTGCGTGATGCCTCTAGTGACTGGAAGGATTTTGTTCCCTATCATGATTCTTCCGCTTCATTCAGCGTCATTGGTCCCCGCTCCCGGACGTGGGGGAATTATGAGGACCGCTCTTTCGTCGGCAGGGACGACGGCAAAATGCGGGTGGAGATTGACGCGTCGCAGGCACGGCTGGACATGGGAAGCATCTATGAGCGGGATTACTCGGAGCTGGATGACATGACGGGCCTGTTTACCGCTACGTCTGACATCAAGCCGCTGATCGGCACAAGGGCCGCCCGTTTTTACAGTGAAGCGCGGGAGGTCAGTCAGGCCTACCGTGCCGGGAAAATAAGTGATGATGAGTTGAATGACCGCTACCGCCAGCTTCTCCATCAATGGGGCTTTCAGCAGGAGGCGACTTTGGTTGGTTCTGATGAATTCCTCAACGCCCTCCAGGAGGTAGTAACTCCGGTTATTCAGGCTGTCCGTGATGTATGGGACTTTTTCATCAAACATCCTTTGACGGCGAATGCCGCCTATGTGATCGACAGGAACCGGGAAATGCGGAGCGCCGCTTTCAACAACCTGATTTTTTTCATGGCGACCGGAGATTTCCGTTTCATTCATGCCATTTTTCCGAAAGCGGGGCCTTACAAGACGTGGATGCTTGGTGAAGTGCTGGACTATCCGGAGCTTTTTGAGGTCTACCCTGTCCTGAAGGGGATCAAGGTAGACTTCCGGGATATGCAGATGGACGAAGTAATGGGTGAATTCAACTCTTTTGAAAACCGTCTTTCCCTCTCTATTTACGCGCTGGAGAATAAATCTGCGGATGATATTAGGTCGTATTTTCTTCATGAGGTCCAACATGCCATTCAGGATATTGAGGGGTTTGCCGTAGGCGGCAATTTATTTTTTGGGGCGCAGATTTTCTTTGAAAAGCTTGACAAGACAAGGAGTGTGTTGAATCTCTATCTGGTTCATTTAAGATCCGGGATAGATCACCTGGAAGAGGCGTTCAGAATAGCCAGTGACCCGGTAAAACGGGCGGAGGGTACGCTTCTTTACAAGCAGTATCTCCTTGAGGGGAGGGCGATGACTGACGAGAGGAAACGCAGTCTGGCCGCTCATTTTCTGGAGAACTCCCTGTCCAGGGCACGGGAAGATCTGAATGAGGATATGCCGGAAGGGGTACCGTCCTCTCTGCGTTTCCCTGTGGAGCAAATTACCTTGCCGACGGCGCAGGAAGCCATGAAGGACAAGGGGGAGTCCCTGCACAAGGCGATTGTCCAGGCGGAGGCTCTTCTGGACCCGCTTTATTTCGCGTCTCTGAAAGCGGAAGAGCGGTACATGGAGAGGACGCAGCAGTTTAAGGAAATAGGGGGAAACGTCGGCGCCTATCTGCGGCTGGCCGGGGAGATTGAGTCCCGCAATGTGGAGCACCGCAAGGACTGGTCGGCGGAGCACCGCGCCGCAGAGCCATTCAACGACACGTTGGAATTTCCGGGGGAGGCTCTGGTGTCTTTCTCTCTGGGGGATGGGCACTCTCCAGCTTCCGAATCTCACTCTCTGCCGGGCAGCTCTCCTTTACAGGATGTCTCTCAAAATGCCTCACAAGATTCACAAAATTCACAAGATTCTTTACAAAATGAAAGCAAAAACGAACAATCCATTCATGTCTCATCAGGATGCGCCAGCTTCACCGAACGTTCCCTTCTCCCCCGATCTGGAGAAGGCTATCCGGGACGCGGCCACCCGGATGAATCAGCCGGAAGAGAAAATCCGGGAGCTGGCCAAGGGCTACAAGCCGGAGACAATCAGGCAGGCTCTGATCTCTCTGGAGGAGGACCCCGTAGAGAAACAGACTCTGCTCATACTGGACAATTTGCTCCGGCAGTGGGGCTGCTGGGAGTAAAGGCTTATTCTCTTTCTCCCCATCTCGCAGAGCTGGCCTCCCGACACGATTTTTATGCCGGAGACATTGTGGAGGTGGAACCCTCTGCGGAGGGGGCGGCCCATTTCCGCCGCTGTCTGGAGGAAGCCAAGGCCAGCCAGGTCCCCTACGGAGAGTGTGTCTATACTTACGACGCGGAGGAGTATGAGCACATGCGCCTGTTCCTGCTGCCGAACGGAAAAGCTGGGTTCGCGCTGAAGGATGGGGATATGGTATCCGTCTTTTCCCACAAGCAGCACGGCTGTGAAGGCAGGCCCTCCTATACTATCATTGCCCTGGCGGTACAGATGGGAGCAAGCAAGTGTGACTGCTATGGAACGATCTTGCCGAATTTGTACGCGAAGTTCGGCTTCCGGGCGGTGGCGCGGGACCGGTTCAATGCAGAATTTTCACCAGAATCCATGCAGGAGCCGGGTCACATGGAGCTCTGGTACAGCAAGCAGGGCGGCAAGCCGGACGTGGTGTATATGGCCTACGAAGGGAACCGGGAACGCGTTATGGAGGAGTTCGATCCGGAGGTGAAGAGCGATTTTAAATCACTGCCTTATTCGGATTTTGACGCCTGTCTGGAGATTCAGTCCCGTGCCGTCGAGGCCCGGCGGGACAGGGAGGCGGCAGATTCCATGTCTTTGCCTGATGGGGGAGCTTCCTTGCCTTTACCGGATTCCGCTTTTTATTCGGATTCCTCCTTTTCCCTGACTTCCATCCAGAAGGTTGTTTCTTCTCTGACGGCTCCGTCCATGAAGGCTACGCGCGCGGCGGAGCTGGTCAAGGACTGCGACAAGGCGGCGGAGAACTGGCGGAGGATCATGTCAGGCAAGGCGGAAAGGCCCTCCGCGCGGGTAGGCGCGGAGCTCTTCGGCATGGTGGGATCGTTTTTATCCGCTGCCCGTTATGTGCTGCCGCAGGGCTACCGGTCAAATGTGGACATGCAGATGCAATGGGCCTCCGTTTATGCGGCCATGGCGGAGTCCGGGGAAATCCCTCCCAAGGGAACGCTGCGCTCCGGGGAGGCCATTTATAAAAAGTTCGAGGAGAGTATGATCAACAACACCACGACGGCGGCGAATGCGGAGGAAGTCAGGGACATTCTGGCGGCCATCGGCAGCCAGCGTCTGGACCGGGTGATGGGAAAAATCCTGGACCGGGTGCGCGGCCAGCTCATCCGCTTTGCCAAAGATGAACTATACCTGAACACGATGGAGCGTGTGGAGGTAATCTACCCGAAGAAGGAAATCGGTAAAAAGTCTCCCCGTGGGCGCATGGAGGCGCAGGCGTACCGCGCCGTGGCCCGCTACCGGGAGATGCTGGGGGCTACGGCGGAGGTAAAGGCGGAGGCTATGGAAACCCTGGAAGCCAAGTACAACACGGAAGAAGATGAGGAGAAGCGGCAGAAGCATGAACAGGATATTCTGGCCTGGAAAACGTACGGGGACTATGCGGGCATGAGTCTGGTGCAGGCGCAGCAGGCCATGGAAAAGCTTTTGGAATTTATCATGGCGGGGCGTAATTCCTGGGCAGACAAGTTGAGGAAGGAGGGAGGGCGCAATAAATACGCGGCGCGGCAAATCCAGAAGAATCTGCCAGCTGTGAATTCGGGGTCCAGTCGGGCCGGAGCAAAAATTGAACATCGTACCAAACTGCGCAAGCTACTGGCCTCTCTCCCGTACAGCTTTATGAATTATGTCCAGCTCATGCTGGCTCTGGAGCCGGTACTGGGGCAGCGTTTCTCCCGTGCCCGGATCAAGGAAATCTCGGACGCGAATGCCGCCCTTCTCAATGCCTCCAATGACCGTTCCGCCTGGCTGTTTGATACGATCTGCCGTATAACCGGGGTGAAGTCGGAGAGTGAGGCGGAGCAGTGGATGGTGGAGTTCAACACGCCGGAAAAAACGGACATTCCCATAGCTCCGGTTATGCCTGTGAGGGTAACTCTGCCTATTGAGGAAGCGAAGGAATGGTTCTCTCTGTCCAGGGGGGAACGGGATGCCCGGAGGAAGGAAATCAGGGAGGAGGACAGGCGTATGGAAACCGTGACGGAAAACGTGCCGGAAGAGGAGGACATTCTTCTGCTGCGGCAGGCTCTGGATGAATACGAGGAGAAGTCGCCGGAACAGCAGCAGTATCAGAAGAATCTTACTTCCTTGAGAGAAATCCCCAATGAGGATGCCTCCGGCATTCTCACTTGTTCCCGTGATTGTGCCCTGTACGCCATCCTGCTGCATGAACAGCCGGACTATGCGGACATGTACGACGAGGAGGGCAATATGATCCGCAAGGGGTTCCTGCGCCGGGAGGGGCTGGATGACGCGGGCATTGACGCTCTTTATGATTTCGTCGCTCAGGATGGCCTGGAGTACGGGTATGCTCTCCGAAAGAGGCTCCAGGAAACGGGCAAGACGCTGGCGAAGGTATATGAGGAAAGGATGGGCGTACCTTTTACCTTCAAGGAGAATTATTTCCGCGCTACATTTGACCGGAACTCAACGAAGGAAAAGGACGCGCTGACGGAACCGAAAACGGGGTCCATCGGCGGGGGCAAGTACGGGCTGCTGATCGACCGGGTGATCCATTCCGAGAATCTGGACTTTTCCAAATCGGGGACGCTGGTCTTTCTGGCGGCGGCGGCGGAACAGGATAATTACATTTACACGTCCCATATTACGACCGCATGGCGGGCCTTGCTGAAAAACAAGGTGCTGGAACAAAAGCTGAAACAGCACTTGGGAGAGGACATGATGGGCAAGCTTTCCTCATGGGTGGACTTGATCGACGGGGCAAGCCTGGAAAACAACCGGGCCTTTCTGAACCTGTCCCGGATGCAGGGGATGCTCCAAAAGGCTTTTGCGGTTTCCGTGCTCGCGGGAAACGGGTATGTGCTGTTGAAGCAGTCCTCGGCGATTCTGCACGGGTTCTTCGCCGGGTGGATCCCCTCCGCCGTTCTTGAGAGGGCGGACGGTACGCGGGAGCTGGCCCACAGGCATATTTCCTTCTCTGATTATCTTTTCCACCTGGCGGCCTCAAAAATGGGGCTGGGCGACATCGGCCTGAAGGAGGTGATGGAGACGCCGTACTTCCAGGCCCGCGTGAGGGGCAAAGGGGCCATGCTGGCCCAGATAGGGAACCAGATGCCGGGGCAGCGGTACTCCCGCATGGAAAAGCTGCCGGAAAAGGCCATGGACCTGATCGAATGGGTGGATGTGAAGGCGAACCTGCTGGCGATGCACGCGCTGGCGAATGCCTATTATGTGAAGGCGAAAGCTCTCAATGAAGACAGCGGCTCTCCGTTCACGGACGCGCAGCTCCGGGAGTCCGCGCTGGAACAGGTGGGCATATCTCTGGAGCTGGGGGCGCAGCCGCTGACCAAGACGCAAAAGAGTATGAACCAGGCGGCGGGGGGCATACTGTCCAAGCTGGCCTTTGTGATGAAGTCCGAGCAGCTTAACAAGCTGGGCATGATGGCGGCGGAGTGGAAGACGGGCTCCGCCCGGAACCGTGTCTGCGCGGCGCAGAGCTGGCTGGCCCTGGGCGTCATGTCCTCTCTGCTGGCGTGGCTGATCGCCTGGATAAAGGGGCTGGATGATGACGATGACAAGGAGAAGAAGTGGAGGAAGTATGGCACTACTGCTCTGCTGGGGGACCTGACGACTATTCCCCTGGCCGGGGAGGGCGTGAACTACCTGGTAAGCCTGATTACGGAGGAACGTGTCTTTGCGGATTCCTACGCGCGTACTCTCATTGACGTGCAGGGGATCGCCCGCACGGTTAAAAAAGAGTATGAGCATGTGGCCGACAAGAAGGAAATGGACTGGGACACCCATTTCAACAACTTGACGGCCCTGATCCGCGCGGCGGGTGTGGGCGGGGCCTTCTCCCGCAGCAGCTCTGCTGTGGTGTCCAGCTATGGGGCGCTATCCCTGTCCGCCGCCACCGGAGCGAACATCTCCCGGACGAGCAAGGACCTGCTCTCCGCTCTTTTCCGGGACGAGGATGAGGAGGAGCGGAAGAAGAAAAAGAAGGGGAAACGGAAAAAGGAAAAGAAGAAGTCCAAATCGTCAAGTGACTAAAAAACAAGGATTTTTGTGTCATATTTCTTGCATGAAAGAGAGTTTTTAGTACCATTATTCCATGGGAGTGCGGTCAACAAGTCTTTCCGAAAAGGACATCCTTTCTTCTTTTTCAGGAAGAAACGAGGGATGCTATGAGGCGGGATTGTATAGTCATATCCAGTTTGATGAAAATGGAAATCCTATTCCCATGGCATTTCCCTGTCAAAGAGATGAGTCCTGGAGGGATTGTTTATCCTCTTATTTAAGTGGGGACATGGTTCCTCATTGCAAAGCCGAAAGAGATTTCTCTATTTATTTCTTCCTTTCCCACCATCCTCTTTTACAGTTCGCGCAGTCCTCTTATACGGAAGATACGCAGGAAGATATGGATGCCTTGGCAGAAGGCTTCAGCAACGCCATTGAGGAAAATGACGCCAAACTGGACAAGGAGGAATATCAGCGTCTTCTTGAAGAAGAAGCCCGCAATATGTGGTCTTAAAAAAATCCTCCATGTATCCCTCCTGACTCTGCCACTTCGCCTGTTGACAAAAGATGCCTGTACAGCCAAGACTACTTATTCTTGCCGGACCCAATGGTTCCGGCAAATCCACATTAACCAAGGCATTGGCTAAACATGAATGGGGGAAAGGCTGCCGCTCCATCAATGCGGATGAAATGGCCCAGGAGCTTGGCAGTTGGAATGATCCCGAATGCGTCAAACAGGCCCAGAGTAAAACAGTCGATACGCTCAATAAAGCGATTGAGGATGGAGAGGATATTATTTATGAAACCGTCTTTTCTCATCCTTCCAAGATAGAGCTGATCTGGAAGGCAAAACAGAAAGGATACTTCATCCGATTTTTCTTCGTGGGAACCCGTTCCCCGTTGATCAACTGTAAACGGGTTCTTAAAAGGGTGGCTTCAAAAGGACACAAAGTCCCCAGAGAAAAAATTCTTGGACGCTACACCCGTTCCTACGTTAACAGCGTCATGGCAATGAGGCTGGCCGACAGGGGGTATCTTTACGACAACTCGGAGGAAAAGACGCCAGACTGCAAATGCCCTCTCAAGTTGTTGCTTCGGACGGAGAAAGGCGGCGTTAAAAAGGAACACGGGAAAGAGAATTGGAATCCCATCTACAGTTATTTTCTGGGGACGTTTTGTGAGAACCAGGTTTACTGTTGGAATAGGTTTCCTCTTTCAATTTTACCAAGAGGGACACAGGGAAACATGCCTCAATAGAATGTGTTTTTGCGGATTTCCTGCAAAACGTCCTGGCTTTTTTACGGATTTATGTTCATTCTATTAATGAGCTATTTCTGTTATCCCTCCCACTCTTACGCATCATGCCCACTCTTCCGGACGAACAATCATTTGATGAATTATTTGACGAGATGCTGTCTGATGAGAGTTTATTTGACCATAAAGTTTTTGATGACGAATTCTGGAATACCATGTGGGAGGCATCCCTTCTGACTCCCGGAGTGCCCGGCGTTCTGGAAATCTCTCTGGATGAAGACACCATAGCCGAAGTGCGGGCAAAATGGCTGGAAACCGTCCATTCTCTGGGCGATATAGCCGCATGGCTGGTGGATGACCATGAAGAATTTGCCCCCTCTGATGAGTTTCTGAGCCGCATCGACAAGGATTGCATGAAGGATTTCCTTCAGGCCACAGAGGAAGAGTTCAAAGGGGCTGGCATTCCCGAACCTCCCGGCGGCAGGCACCCGTTCCATGACCGGCTGGAGGAACTGAAGGAGAGAGTGGAGAGGCTGAAATAGGCGAAGCACCTCTCCTAATGTGTGAAAGGCTTTTCTCCGTTCCGGCTATCTCTGTCTTCTTTATCCAGCCGATAGTAATAGATACGATTAGGGAGATCATACAGAAACTGATGGCTGACATGGGTTTTGTCTTTGTCTGCCATCAAGGTAATTTCAAATCCTTGGGAAGAAAAACGGATATTCTTTTCATCCCAGTACCCATAACGGGAAAAAACTTCGTAAACGCCTATTTCCTTGAAACTGTCTTTCTCGCGCCGGAAGGCCTTGAAGATATAAAGGTTGAAATTGGCTCCCCTGGGAGTATGCCACACCAAGGCTATCATATGGTCCGCCTGCCAGATTATCCTGCTATCGGTATTTTCCTTGAACCTGGCATCTATGAACGCCATCTCCTTCTTGTGCAAATGCAGGGCCGAGGGATCAAGAGGGGGATGGTCAATCAAGGGGGGAGACGGGCTTGATTTCGCAAAAAGGAGAAACCGTGCAGCAATAGAGAAGAAACATTTTAAGGGAGGTCTTCATTCTTTTTTTGAAAAAGGTTTCCCCTCATAATTCCAACAATCATAAGGAACACTGTATTTGAACTGGTGTTCATGCTTTCCTTCTCCATCGGTCAAAATCACTTGGAGGCCATCAGGAAGAAAAGTTATATGTTTTTCAATAGCTGAAAGATTGTCCGGAGTGCCCAATTCCCCGAACCGGCTTGTGACGGAATACTCGGCTATATGTTCATAGGAGCCATCCTCCTGCTGCTTGAAAACATATAAATACCATGTAGCGGCTCCAGTCGCCACATGTCTGTGCATAACAAGATATTGATTATCTGCACTTTTAATAACAGGATAAGGCATATCATTTTTAATGTCGGCCCACTTGTCCTTAATTTCCCAAAACCGGGAATTCCGCGCCATGTCCAGTTTATCCTTGAGACTAATGCCGGGTTGTTTCATTCTGGCGCAAAAATCAGCATAAGTTACGGCCTGCCCCTGTTCATCTCCATGGACAATACAACATCCACAGAAAACAAACAGAAACAGGCCGATACCAATACTGGATTTATTCATACTCTTTATGCTATATTAAACATAAAGAGCTGTCAACATCCGTTAATGTACGTCAGATTCCTTGGGCATTTCTTCCCATCCTTCGGGTTTGGAGCACGAAGAAAAATCATGAGCGATCTTATAATCGTTGGCACCAATCGTTACCCATTCCTTGGGATCATGGGCGGAACTCTTCGTTCTAAAGGCATCGTAATCCACTGTAGGACCGCCTGCCAATACGGCCAGAAGAGCCTCCAGAGCCTCATCCAGGCACTCGCATTCAGCCTTGATAAGCTCTTCGTATTTCTTGCCTTCCGTATTCAGATACTTGGGACGCTTCAAACCATCGAACTGGGTCGGGTCCAGAGATTCTGCGACTGTTTTAACTGCCGAGTGATTAGCTCTAGCCGGGTTCCGGCCATGTCCCCACCGATTCATAAAGACGGATGCAACTGCGCTATAATCCGCTTTATCATGGGCTTTCCCTTCGGCGTAAATGACTCTGGCAACCTGATTAACTTCCTGTGCTGTCAGGGACTCAATTTTGCCGTTTGCTTTTTTACAGGTAACGTATTTGTTTTGTGCTGTATCGAACTGACGGCTTGTTTCATACCATTCAATGGGAGTGCCAAGAGCCACTGGTTTTGTCGGCCAGTCAATGCGGCATCCTTTGCCCAGCTTCAGGAGCTTCATAGGAGTACCTGAAGCAAGTTCGGACTTGGTGGTATCGTATTGCACATACTTGCCTGCCGGGGGCATTTCCGTCGTGCTCATGATGGCAATGCAGCCCTCATAGGACTTGGCTTCCGGCGTGTAGGCCTTATTATTGTAGGTTAATTCGCAATAATAGAACCCGCGTTCCAGCTCGGACTGGGCCGTCTGGGTAGTGAGGGAACCGCCTCCGGTCGTGATGTCCACTTTGGCATGGGGAATTTTGAGGGTCAGCACGTCGTCTCCGTCAATACGGAAATAGTGCGTTCCCGGCTTGTCCACCTTGATATAGCCTTTCCAGGTTTCGTTACGGTCATTGACGTTCTGCTTGATGGGAATCAGCACGGGATCGGTCTCAATGGGCTTGCCCGCTTCATCTTCATGGATGAAATAACCGGGTTCCGGCTTGTTTTTCTTCTCTTTCATTTTAATGAAAGGAACGGTAATGGATTCTACTGTGGTTGCCATAATATGAGTTTATTCTATGGTTTGGTTCGTAACATCGGGCGTCTTTCCCATCCCACGACGGAATGCGGAATGCCCTGTTACGGGTCTACTCTCCCTCCACTTTGTAAAAATGGGAACGTCTCATGGTATGAATTCATACTATGAGAGAGTGGGGGGGGGGGAAGACTTTCCTTTTAAAGTCCGATATTGCCACCAGTTCGCCTTGGAGATATATTGGAGCAATGCCGAGTCAGAACGAGTTTCCCAACAATGATCACATTATCAATTTTCTGGATTATTACACCGGACTGACCTCCCCTCCCCACTACGCCGTGTTACTGACGGGGGACTGGGGAATAGGGAAAACCTTTTTCATCCTCGACTACATGAAGAGGGTGGAAGAGAGGAATGCCGGAAAAAAGAGAACAGAGGATGAAGCACGAAAAAATGATTCAAGGGCTATTATCAAGGTCAGTCTGAACGGCGTTCAGTCAAAGGACGAAATCGACAATATGATTATCAGGGCATTTCATCCATCCCTTGCCAAGAAAGGGACAGGCATTATGGGGAAAGTTATTACCTCTACGGCAAGTATTTTTAATGCCGATCTTAGCAACTTTCAAGTTAGCGACTTTCTGAATGTGTACCGCAAGGAAACTATTTATGTATTTGATGATTTGGAACGATGCGGTATGCCCATAGAATCAATACTCGGCTATATCAATACCTTTGTAGAGGATGTAGGATGCAAGGTTATCATTATCGGCAATGAAGAAGAAATAGTTGGCAAGAAAAAAACATCATTAGAAAACGGAGGGGATAAAACCGACGAGGTACAGAAAACCGACGACATCACCAATGCTCAAGAAGATAAAATCTATAAGGATATTAAAGAGAAGGTCATTGGTCATACTCTGAAGATGAAGTCGGAAACGGAAAGAGCATTAGATCATTTTTTAAATCAACTTCCACAATGCCCAGCAAAGGTATACATAGAATCACAAAAAGAACATATTATTGAGATATATCGAATATCAAAATTAAATAATCTGCGTATTTTGAAGCAGGCTATCAATAATTTTCAAAGATTGTATGACCATATTAAAGAAAAATATCGTGAAAATGAAAAATTCATGGAGGATTTGACTGCGCTGTTTTTTCCTCTTTATCTTGAGATTAAGTTAGGGAATATAAAATGCTCTGATTTAGAAAAAATTAAAGTTGATTATTATGCCAATCTTATTGTTAAGGAATCAAAAGAAAAATCAAAAGAATTTAATATTCTTAAAAAATACTCAAATCTTTTTAATAAAATATTATTAAAAAGAATATTTTCTTATGAAACATTATCTCATATTCTGGAAGATGGTTTTATTTCTGAAAATAAAATTACCGAAGAGCTAGAATCAAGTTCCTATTTCCACACCTTGGAAGCATGGGAAAAGCTAAAAAATTGGGAGGAAATAGAACCGGAAAAATGGAATTCACTCCTGAAACAATTTGAAGAAGATTTTAATAAAAGAAAGCACAAAGACGTAGAAGATATATTACACATATTTGGTCTGAAAATATATTTTTCAAAAATTAAAGTTATTGAGGATAGTCTCGATGAAGTAAAGAAAGCTTGCGCAGCGTACATTGAAGAGGTCTTTTTTGAATTTACAGAACTCATTACAGATTATCATACCTTAACGGATTCACGTGATGGCCGATTTTACGAATCGTCATCTAAAGAATGGAAAGAATTGAAGAAAAATCTAATTAGTAAATGGTCAAAAAAGGCAACCGAAGAGTTTAAAAAATCAATCAAAGAAAAACTGCTTTCATCCGAAGGTCTTACTCAAAAACAAATTGAAAAATTGAAGTCCGAACAATTCAAAGATATTGCCCTTCTTGATTTGTTTGGTGTTAATGAGATTTGTCAATTCCTGATAAACCATCCTTATTCAGAGTGTTTGGCTATCTTTTATACCATTGAGGACAAAAATCATTCCAGTGATTTATCAACGAAAGAAAAAGAATTGAAAAACGTCAATAAAATAAAAGAGCACTTGATGCAAATTGAGAAAAATTTAAACATAAAAGAAGTGAAGAATAGATTCAAAAAAGAAAAAATAAAATACTGTATAAAGTATATTGATGAAAAAATTATTCCCGTCTTATCCGGCAAGAAGGTAAAGCCTGAAAAGTCTGTCCGAATTCTCTCCGAAGAGCCTTGCCAAACGGGGAATCCGGTCTAAACTGAAAAGGTATTTTATCGTTTTTCTATGATGTCCTTTTCTGATGACTTTGATAATGGCTGGCCAGAACTGGAAGAACTGGAAGCGGCAATGCGCGACATGGAAACTCTGGACAGGGCTTTTTCCTGGCTTGGTGTACGGGCAGGCGCAGAATAAACCGGATGACGAGCAACTGCGCTCTCTGGACAGGGGGGGATCTGCGGCGCTTTTTACAGACGACCCCCTCTTCCTTTGAAGATGCGGAGTTCCCGGTACAGCGCGGCATTACAGACCGGTTTCCCGTGCGGCTGGAAGAGCTGCGGAAGCGTGTGGACGCGCTGGGGTGAGGACTTTGTCTGAATTCGGATTTTTTCTTTTCCAATCGGATCAGGTATGAAGATGGTACTCGATCAATAAATTAGATTCATTTTGCTAAACTATAAAAATATCCTTTTCGTCAGAAAAATGCTTGTTTTTACATTTAAGGGAATTATTTTAGTAAAAAATAAGAATTTCATGATTATTCCAATTTTGAAAAATACGGTCTTATACTCCGGCATTGTTTTATTAGGTTCATGTGCCGATCTAGGAAAATCACTCCAGGCAATGGGGAACAGTATGCAACAAGCTGGCAACAATATGAATAGAACAGCGGCAGCAACACCAACAGCACTCTCCACCCCCACAACTGTGCCCTCCACTCTCCCCACGACACCCGACTCTTTTAATACAAGTAATGCTGCGGCAATGGGAAACTTCATTGCACAGAATCCTGAAATGGGAGGAATGATGCTGGACCAGGCAATCGCCCAGCAGAGAGAGGAAATCACAAGACTACAGAAGAAAAATGCCGAGGATAAAATGGCCCTCATCAAGTCCGTCAGTCCTACTCAAGAGGAATGGGATAACATGACCCCTCAAGAACAAGCAGACATGCAACAAAGGCAGATAGCCGTGAAGATGCTAATGAATATGAACAGTCAGTCCCAGCAGATAGATGAGCAATCACGACAAATCAAAAATGAGAATTTCAATCGCTGGCATGAAGCTACGTTCAGCAAGTAGACCGCACTCCTTCTTCTCTTAAATCAACGAGGCCGTTCTTTTTCATTTGGGGAGGCCAGAGGCGGGGCGAGGGCAAAAGAACGTGATTAGGGCCATTAGCGTCTTTCCCCCGTCCTCTTTTCCTGATACGGTGGGGAATGATGTACAGAATTCTCATCGTCAGTCTGCCCGGCTCTCCGAAACGGGAGGTCATGGCCGGGCGTCTCTCTGCCCAGCACCTCTCCTGGGACTGGGTGGACGGGGTGCGCATAGCGTCCATGGATGACATACCCTGGGAGGAACGCAACGAGCTGGAGGCCTACTGTGTGCCCCGGCTGAAAGAGGCCCCGGAGTATGTGTGCCGGGCCACCGGCTGCAAGCGGGCCATGCTCCGTGCCGTAGACAAGGCGGCCACCTGTGCGGAGGACTGGGTACTGATCCTACAGGATGACGCGGTACTGGCAGCGGACTTTGACAGCAAGCTAAGTGAACTGCTGGGGCGTGTACCCTATGAAGCGGGGTGCGTGATGCTGCACCGCGCAGGGGGCGGGGTGAAGGAGGTGGACGGCTGGACGCAGGTAACGGGTGATGTGCGCAGCATGACGGCCTTTGTCCTGCGGCCCTCATTCGCCCTGGTGATGTCCGAGGCCCTGCGGAACTGGGGCGGTGAGGAGGACCGTATCTGGGTAAGGCTGGCCCGGCAGGGAGAAGTGATCCTCTCTCCGTCTCCCCAGCTCGTCTCATGCACCCAGCAGGGAAGCGACATCATAGGCGGTATCCCGGAACTGCGGGGATACTGGAAGTAGTACCGACGCAGCACCGGCAAAGGCGCAGGCGCGGACAGACGCGCCCTCCCTGCTCTGAAAAACATCTTGCCATTTCCTGTATATTCCCGGACTATCCTTCCCATCCAATCCGCAAGGTATGCTCTCTACTTTCAATCACTACACGATCACTACAGGCAATAATGCCCTACGGCCCCTTAGCGCAGGAAACCCGGAAATAGTGAAGAGGATACAGAACAGCATCAGATACAACCTGGGAGACACGGAACCCTGCGCCCTATTCCCCGGACTGGACCCGGATACCCGCTTCCTGATGAAGGAACTCCCCGGAGGCAACCTGCAATGCCTGGTGTACTACAAGGAGAATCTGCAACTGGGCTTTCTGATAGCCCGCAGGGACGGGAAAGAACTGCACGATCAGCTTATCAATCTGATGAAGGAAACGGGCGTGGCCCCAAACAAGAGCCGCCTCACCAAAATACCCCCGGCCCCTCTCTGTGCCGTCGCCCTCTCTCCGAAGGCTGTATACTGCCCCAGCCTGTCATGGATGGCGGACTTTGAACGGTGCGCGGCTGTCGCCTGGCTCCGCGAGGGAGAGGCCGCGCAGTAAATATCCTATTACGGGTCAATGAAATCATAATAACGATTTTCAGTCCAAACCGCTGCCTCACTATAGTGCTTGTGGAACCATTGAATTATCGGAGAAGAGTATTTAGGCTGTTGTTGTTTTATGTTACTCATTTTCCCGTCAATGATATTTTTATTTTCCCGTATGAAATCATCCAGCCTTTTTGATAGTTCTCTGTTTTTGAAACTGGCTGTTGGATATTCTTCGATATTTGTATAATAAAACTTTCTGTCGCTATTGACAATTTTGTCTAAGTCAAAGGAGTTTTTTTCAATATTTCCACGATCAATAATAGTGAGGATATAAGGTTCGTTTTGTATAGTGATGATGAGATAGTAGTAAATTATAACCTGTCCTGAACCTAAACTGAAGGGATTGTCGCAAAAATTGCTAAGCTCAAAATCTTCCATTATGGTTTTGAGTTCATTCCTTGTCTTTTCATCTAAACTTATTCCTTTGTAACGGGCGTCATCATTCCTATTGTCTCTGTCAATGTTATAAGTTACCAGTTCAGCGAAATCATAATAATTCACTTCTGTTTTATTTCCCCAAGACAACGCAAAGGATAAAATTACTCCAATGGCTGTGACATAAATAACTGCATATAAAGAGCGAAATTTCATGTAATCGACTTCCTCATCACAATTCCACGCCACCTCTCTCTGTACAGTCTCGTTCGCACGTCACTGGTACCGGCATAGTAAAATCTTGTCGATTGATCGGTTTTATTAACTCCGGATGTTCCTTAAACAGATCTCCTTTATATAGTTCTGTTTGAAAATCAGCGAGATCCTGTCCTGCTGCACCTTTTACGCTAACAAGTGAAATAGTGACTGAAGCACAGCACTTTTCCTTTGATTTACACAATTTGTTCTGTGCTTCCGCTGTAGCTGCGTCAACTTCAGCATTCATGGCTTCAATAGCGGGGGCTCCTTTCGGCAATTCTGTTCCTGTTCTTTGAGTATTATCATATCTGTTAGGTCTAGGTATAAGTTCCGCAGTCTGTGCTTGATAGCAGGATACTACTCCCACTCGGTCATACTTATTTTTGCATTCCATCTTTATTCTTTGAATTAAGGGGTTTTTATCCTTTCCATTGGAATGCCCTACTACAATACGTATTTTACATTCTTCTGGGTCTTTTGGTTTTTCATTACAGCAGCATTGCTTATCCCCCATAGGTTTGCCTTTACAGCAGCAGTTTCCTCCGCTTGATTCTCCCGCTCCGCTCCCTCCGCCTGATGCCGCCAATCCCAGAACATCTACCAGGAATACCGGAGAATTCTCTACAAACATGTACAGTCCAAAGCTGGCACTCTCCCCTACCGGATCACGGCTGATCCACCTGCCATCAAGCGGGGCATAGTGCCTGTAATTGTAATAGGAAAGCGCCTGTTCCGGTTCAAAGACTTCACTGCTCCATTGCAGCGGGTTCACCTGCGCCAGCTCTCCGTCTGATGTCACGGAGCCATAAGGAGCATAGTCATAGACAGCAACACTCTGTCCCTGCTCATTCATCAGTTCCGAGACATTCTTCCCGAAGTCAATCCCGTACAGGTACAGGCTCCCCCCGGTGGTCAGGGCCAGCGGCTCCGTCGCCTGCCCGCTGGCAGGGTCCCACAGAAGGGTGTGCCTGACAGCGGCGCTCTGCAACATGTCCAGCGCGGCAATTTGCAAGGCACCCCGGTACAGGTAGCATTCATGCTGCGTCACCGTGCCGTCCTGCGTCACCTTTCTGTACCATCTGCGGCCCATGTAGTCGTACCCGCATTCTACTTCCGTGCCATCCTGCGTGAACTTCACGGGGCGGTTTTCCGCATTATAGGCTACATCCCAGATTCCCGTACTTGTTTTAATTTTAGTCTGGTTGCCGTCCGTGTCGAATGTGGGCACGAAGGGAAGTTCTGCGTCCTTTTTCCTGATGGCAGAGTATTGGTTCAGATGATTGGCAGCATAGGTGGTGTCCCCTGTAGCTCCTTCTCCTGTCTTCCGGTTGCCTGCGTTGTCATAGGTGTAGGAGTAGTTCTGCGCTCCCACATGGGCTCTCGTCATCTCGCCCCGGTCATTGTAGGTGAAGGCATCATTCCTCACCGGCTCCGTCCCCCTCTGCTGGCTGCGGGTGGCAGGCCTGCCCAGGGCGTCATGCGTCTGCGTGCGTGCCGTCAGCACCACTCCGTCTCTCCTGTAAAGTGTCTGCGTTGGCAAATCCCGGTGTTCTTCATAGCTCAAATCCCGGAAGATACCGCCCGGCATGGTCAGCGTGCCCGGAAGGTGGGTGCCGGATACGTAGGAGTAGGAGAAGTTCTTCTCTCCCGCCGCTGTCTGAATCCCTGCGGAAGCGAGACGACCGTCCGTTCCGTAGCCCTGAAGGGCATGAAGGAGAGAGGCAGCGCCCCCTCTGGTCAGCTCATAGCCGGATGTGCGTCCATAGTCATCGTAATTTTCCTTCAGGCTGTAGACGATGCCCCCAATGGTCACTTCCTCTGTCTCTGGTCTGTCGCAGGAGTCATAGGTGATCTCTCTAGTGCCGGAGCTGTCTTCCACTGCCACCGGCATTCCCAGATGGTTGTAGGTATAGAAGATGTCCGGCGTCTGTTCATCGGAGTACAGCCGGGACTTCAACAAGCGCGTGACCGTATCGTAAGCATAGCTGACCGTCTGCCCTCTGGCATTGGTCACGGAGGCCACCTGGTTCATGTCTCCATAGGTGGTCATCTCGGTACTGCCGTCCGGGTAGGTCTTCTTGAGCACCAGTTTTTCCTGCCAGGCGTATTCCCACTCGGTCACGTCTCCATCCGTGCGGGAAGAGGGATCGGTCGTGATGGTCTCTGCGTCGCAGCGGAAGGTCGTCAGGCGGATCAAATTACTCGCCTCGTCATAGGCGAAGCAGGCGGGCCGGATGCCTGTCCCGTATTCTGCCGTCTGGCGTCCGTAGATGTCGAACTTATAACAAGTCGTCTTTCCCAAGGCATCCGTAAGGATGGCAGGCATCCCCGTAGGCAGGTCATAGGATACGGTGGCAATGCCTCCGGCAGCGTCCGTCATCTGAATGAGGCGGTCCATGATGTCCTTCTTCTCCGTCACCGCATTACCGCGCCCATCCGTCTGAATGACCGTGCTGCCGGTGGCCGTGTACGCACGGCTCCAGGTGGTGGTGACTCCGGCGTGATCCTTTTGTGAAACGGTAAAGCCGTCCGTCACCAGTGTCTCCGCCGTGATGGAAGAGGTGGGAATGGTGCGCTGGACTTTTCTCTTTGTCGCGCCGTTGTACTCTGTCCAGGTGGTCGTGACATAGCCGTGAATGTCCGTGGCAATTGTCTTGCTTTCCAAGGTAGAACTTAACTCGGAAACCAGTTCCTCCTGCGTACTTGTCAGGGGATAGCCTGCGGCGTTGTAGTCGGTCACGGTCGTTTTCCGATATACTCCGTCCGTCTTTTCCTCGTATTCATAGGCGTATTCCTTGTACGGGGAATTGTAGGGCGTGGGGGACGTGGACAGAGGCCGGATTTCCGTGCACAGTTCTCCCATGAGATCGTACTCGAAGGTTATCTTTACACCACGGCTCTCCAGAAGGATTTGCTGTCCCTTGTCATTGTAGTCAATTCTTTCTTTCAGAGGTCTATAGAAACCTGTTGCTATGCTTGTTAAATACAACCGGGTCTTGCGGTTGCGCTGATCATTCTCCGTCTCGCTGATCTGACGGTTCGTCCCGGTGATGGTGGCATGGACATCAATCCCGCCGGGATTGGGCATGTAGGTGTAGGTCAGCGGGTACTGGCCCGGCAGGGACTGGGTACGCAGTGAGCCGTCGTGGTTCCATTCCGTGACCTGCTGTGCTCCGGTGGGAAGTGTGACCGTTTCCTTCAGCCCACGGTCGGCATAGGCAAAGGTGGTCACGCGACCCAGCTCGTCCTCCTTGCGAACAATCCGGCCCAGTCCGTCATAGACGGTGGCCTTTTGCCTGCTCATGGAACCGATGTCAGTTCTTTCTGTCAGTACGCGGCCTGCCGCATCCCGCGTAAAGCCGGTGATGGTCTCCGGCGTGGTCTCCGTCTCGGAACGGATGGTCTCTACCAACTGGCGGGCGGTATTGTACCCGTAGGAGGTCAGCACGCCGTCCTCGTCCACCTCGTGCAGGGGGCCGCAGCACATCCATTCCGTAGTGCTGACGCGTCCGTTGCCGCGCGTCGTCTTTGTCCGGCGGCGCTGTTCGTCATATTCATAGGAGGCTGTGGCAATGAGGCTCCAATCCTCTCCGGTGTGAACGTAGCTTTCTTCCCGCGTCACTGTATCTTCCAGGGTAATGTACTGGACTGTCCGCTCACTTCTACCCGGCACGACAACGCCGTTCACCCGGCTTTCTCTCACTGACTTGTTGGCGGCTCCGTACAAGGCCGTATCCTCATACGTCCAGAACTGCTGCACACCGTTTTCTTCCTGGCTCATTCTGACACGTCCCCGCGCATAAGAGGGAGAGGCCGCGTCTCCGTACAGCTCCAGAATTGTTGTCTGCGGCGGAGTGGCGCCCGATGTGGGGGTGAGGACTTTCGTTGTGCGGTTGACCTGGGGAGAGTCCTCATAGGTGTACACCGTCGTAGAGACATGATCTTCCGAGCCGCTGGGATAGAGGTAGATGTCTCTCACCTGGGCGGGGCGGTAGTCATTGAAACGCTGGTCGGCATAGGTTGTCCGTTGTGCTCTTTCCCTATAGTCGTCCAGCCAGGGGGTAGCCTCCAGAGTCACGCGGCCCTGCGCGTCGTACTCGTACCGGGTATAGCCGCCATTGGGCTTGACCTCCAGGGAAACGCGGTACTGGTCGTTATAGGTGTAGGTGGTCGTCTCGGCCTCCGGGGTGCCGTAGCCATTTGTCCGGCTCAAGACGAGCCAGCCGCCCTCCGTGTTCTTCTTGATCGTGCGGGTGCAGGAAGCGGGGGTGTCTTCATTGACGCCCCTGACGGTTTTAATTTCCTCCCACTTGGCTCCCGGCAGGTAGTTCCTCTGGTAGGTGGTAATGATCCGCTCATCTCCTGTGCCCTCGGTAATGGTGATGTTGTTCCCCTCAATCCGGCGCTCGATTTGCAAGGTGGTCTGGCCGTTCTGCTGGTTGATAATGTCCATCACCTTCACGTCGCCTTCTCTCCGGCAGGTGTAGGAGTAGGCTTTCATCGGCGGTTCCAGGGGTGTCCAGCCGCTTTGGGCGTCGCCGGTGAACTGTCCCTGTGTGTACCATCCGATAGCAAGATGATTCGTGTAACGCTCCAGGAGGAACAGTCCCTGGGTGGCGCTCCAAATGCTGGTGATCTCTCCGGCGCTGTCGCGCGTGACCTGAAGGCGGCTGTCATAGGTCTGGGCGGAGACGGTGGCTCCCGTCTTGGTCGTCATTTCCACCACCTTGCCCGTCGCCACGGAAAATCTCTGGGCGGAGCCGTCCGGCTGAACGAGTCTGACATAGGCGGGCGTGCCCTCCGTGCAGGGGGTGAGATCCTCATTCAGGTATTGGGCCAGGGAGCCGTCTTTCTGGGTGATGCCCTGGCGTTCCCCCGTGTCGGAACCGGAAGCGGCCTGGTAATACTGGATACGTCCGGAGGGCCGGGTAAAGACGGCCTGCCGGGTGGTATCATGATAGACCATGGTCCATTCCATGGGACTCTCATAGCGGAAGCCGATGCCGCAGTGTACCGGCTCATTACCTGCCGCCCGCAGGCGGGAACTCCTGGTGGGGGGCGGGGCGTCCGGGTCGGGATCGCCGTCTACTACGCCGTTGCCGGTACAGCCTCCCGGCTCCTGGCCGTCTTCAATGGGGAGAGTCTGTCCGTCACTTCCGTTGCCCTGGTTGCAATCTTCATCACAGTCGCCGCAGGAAGGACAGGCTGGCTGATCCGTGGGAGGATCACTGGACTCTCCGCTGGATTCTCCACTAGACTCTCCGGAAGGTACGGAACCGGAAGACTCCGAACTAAGAGAGGATGAGCTGGAGCTGGATACGGAAGAGGATGGAGGGGCGCTGGACTCGCTGGAACTCACCGGGAGCGGAGGGATGGGGCCGGAGGACTCTGAAGAAGAGGGAGGGGCGCTGGACTCACTGGAACTCACCGGGGGCGGAGGAATGGGGCCGGAGGGCTCTGAAGAAGAGGAAGAACTGGAAGAGGAAGAACTGGAAGAGGAAGAACTGGAAGAGGAAGAACTGGAAGAGGAAGAACTCGAAGAACTCGAAGAACTCGAAGAACTCGAAGAACTCGAAGAGCTCGAAGAGCTGGAAGAGCTGGAAGAGCTGGAAGAGCTGGAAGAGCTGGAAGAGGACGGCGCGCCAGAGGAAGACGGGCCGGGCCACCAGCCGGAGGAGCTGCCGGGGGTGCCGCTGCTGCTGGATGAATCATCCGGATCTTCCTTTTTGGCAGAGGAGGAGGAAGAGGAACTGTCAAAGCCCCATTCCGGGTCCTCTCTCTCGTCAGAGGAGGAGGAAGAGTTGTCCCCAGGGGTGACTTCCTGAATGTAGAGCTGCTTCAGGATCATTCCTGCGCCTGTCGCCAGACGGGATGACGCCGTATCCCCCAGTATGTAAGTCCCTGCCGTGGGGTAGCCGGAAGTGGACATCAGGGCTACGCACCCCTCATACGGGTAGCCCATGGAGGCATAGTGGCCGTGGGCTATCTCGCAATAGTAATATCCTTTCTGATCCAGATAAACCGACTTCACCGCCGTATTCAGCGTGCCTGCGGACTTGGTGATGATAAAATCTTTCGACGGGATGGAAAGGGTGATGGTCGTATCCGCGTCTATGCGGAAGTAGTATGTGCCCGGTACTGTGACCTCAATATGGCCTCTCCAAACGTGAAAGGTGTCCTGTGGCTGGCGCATGATCTCCACGCGGGCCGGAGCATTGTCAGCTCCTATATAGATGTCGGCGGCGGCAGGAACGTTCCCCTCTCCCATGGGGATGAAAGGAATGGAAAGGGGGTCAGCAGGGTTTTCTTGTTCAGTTTTCATAAAAGAAGGTATTCAGGATGTCGGTTTACAGATGGTAGTCATTGATTAAGAGACAAAATGCTCTTGAATCATTTTTCATATTGTCCCCATCCTTTCCGTAGTCAATATAAAAAAAGAAAAGTTTCCTGATTTTTCCTTTTTTCTCCTGTTGGAAATGAATGCGACTCATTTTTATTCAAAGTATAAGGCCTTTATCAAGGAAGGCCCGTTACGGAGTGAGTGCGGTAATCCTGCCACTGTCCCCGGTGAATACGGATGAAGGGGGTGCCTTCCCTTTACAGCCTGATCCAGCCGGGCCGGTAGATGTCTTCGTAGTCGCTGACCTCGCTGACGAACCATTTTTTCTGCACCATGACTTTTTCCTGATTACCGAGCCATGCGGCCCACCAGGAGAAGGTGGAACAGGAGATGACCAGCTCCTGCATGCTGCTCATGGAGCGGAGGGCGGACAGGACGCTTTCTTCATTCAGGACGAGATCGAACCGGGCGGCTCCGGGGACGGAGGCCACCAGGTCCAGGGCCAGACGGGGGGAGTCGGAAAAGATGTGGAGCGTTTTGATGTTATCTGAAATTCTGCTGAAGGCCTCTTCCAGGAATCCGGCATCCGGCGTCTGGAACTTGTGGAGGAGTTTCAGGTAGTCTCCCATGCGCAGGTGGACGCCTGCCTCGCCCTCGCGGCGGGGGGCGGCCAGCCGGGAGAAGAGGGTGCGTATTTCTTTTTCCTGTCCGGCAAAATACTTTTCGGTCTGGAAGTAGCCGGAGAGGCGTCCCTGCGTGATGGAGGCGGGGATGGGATCATAGCTGAAGTGTTTCTCATGATAGGAGACGGGGCCGTCGTATCCGCCATTGGGACAGACGGCGGTCTCCGGCCCCAGCATCTCATAGAGGCGGCTGGTCAATTCCTCATACCGCCACGGGATACGGCACTCCAGTCCGTGCCGCAGGGCGTGGGCGTACACGGCGGCGATCTGGAAGAGGCGGTTGCCCGTGCGGGGGCCTGAATAGAAGTGGGGGGAAACGAAGAGACCCGTATCTTCTCCCATGTGGAGGGGGGCCGTGGAAGAGGGGGGCGCGGCGGCGAAGAGGGCGGCAGTGGCAGTGGATGAGGCGGCTTTTCTGGTGGGAGCGGCGGGACAGGCCAGCGGAGGGGCGTCTTCCGGTTTCCGGGCTTCCAGGCAGCATCTGCCCATCAGCTCAAAGGGGCGTTCCGGGCGGGCTTCTTCCCGTTCCAGTCCGCGCAGTTTCTCCGTGGGGGACTGTCCCGGCTCATGGCCGGTGACGATGAAGCCTGCCAGCGTCAGGAGTCCGGCCAGGGAGTCCGACGACCAGAAGGAGCGCTGCCCCTCCCGGCTCATCATGGCCTCCAGCCCGACGCCCGGAAGCGGGAACAAGCCGGAGAGGTCCTGCATGAAGCGCCGCCATGCAGCGGGAGCCTCTGCGGCCAGCCGCCCTGTGTCTGTGAAGGCGAGGCGAAGGATGCCGCCGGGCGCCAGGACGCGCCAGGCTTCCTTGAGGAAGTCCGCCATTTCTACCGGCGTCAGGCACTCTGCTACTCGTTCCAGGAAGAGGGCTTTTACGGTGCCGTTGGTCCATGGGAGGGGGGCGGTCAGGTCGTAGTGGGGAAGATCCACATTCAGCCAGCCTTCCAGAAAACGGTCTCCGCACCCGGCATGGATGTATTCTGTCTGCATGGGGGGCGTCCCGGGCCGGGTTCCGCTATGTCCTGTTTCGTCTGTTGGGAGGTCTCCGGCGCGCTCATTTGCCGTTTCATGCGTTTCTTTTTCCGGCAGCAGTTCCCACAGGGAGGGCATTGCTTTCATGCGTTCGAGACGGATGGAGGAGCCGATGAAGGCGTTTCCTCCCCAGGCGAGTTGTTCGGGGTTCCATGTTTTCCAGCGCAGAACCAGCACGTCGTCCGCGCCCAGGTGCCACGAGCCGTAGCAGTGGGTGCGGCGTCTGCGAAAAACGCCATCGGGATAGAACAGAAGCTCATCCTGCCAGTATTTGTGCGTGCCCCGGTAGGCGGTGGCCGGTGTGCCATGGCGCAGGGTCTCCAGCGTGCGCAACATCTCCGGCCCGCACCAGTGGGCGGAGACGGTATCGTTCTCCGGCGCGGGGTAGCGGGTATTGGACATGAAGAGGCGGGGGGTGGAGTACGGGACAGCTCCGGCTTCCAGGGCAAGTTTGCCAAAAATCAGGTCTTCCGCGCCGGAGGGGGGGACGCGTTCTGCGAAGGCGGGGGAGACCAGCCTTTCTACGGTCCGGCGGGAAAGCAGATAGCCCGCCCCGCCGCTGGGGGCCAGTCTGCGGGCCAGCAGCTCGTCTCCGATGATGCCGTAGCGGTCATCGGCCAGCTCCGGCAGGCGGGTCAGGTCTAAATAGGTGTCGTCGTCGCACTTGAACAACCAGTCAAAGTCATGGTGGTCCAGGGCGTAGCGGAAGAAGGCGAGTACCTTTTGCGGGAGGGCGTTGTAGCTGTCCGGGGCGTCCAGTCCCACGGTGTCGGCGCGCTCGCGCTCCGGCACGATGCCGCCCAGAAAGAAGAGGCATTCCACGTCCGGGTGGGGGTGGGTGAGCCAGGTGGCGCGTACTGCGTCTCGGCGTGCCGCGTAGCCCTGCGAGGTGCAGATGCCGACCAGTATTTTCTTTTTAGCGGTTTTCCCCTGGGTGGAAGAGATTTGGCTCCGGTAGGGAAAGTCTTCCAGGGTGGGGAGCAGTACGGTACGGCCCAGGCCTTTACGGGAGGCGCCCTTGATGGAAGTCTGGTACACTGCGGCCAGCTTCCCGTAGGTGTTGTCCAGCATCCAGGTTTCCTTGCCCAGGAGCCGGGCGCAGATCGCGCCGTGGAGGCGGTCAGTCAGGATGATGTCTGCCTGGTCGAGTCCGGCCAGAAAGAGGGTGGAGAGAAAGCGGGTGCGCTCCGGGTCATGGGTGGGCTCGTTATAGAGGCCGGAGAGGTCGAAGGTTTTATACTTGCGGCGCATGTTCGCGCCTTCCTGCCGGGATTCCGCATCCTCCCGCAGCATGAGCAGGATTTTCCTGCCGTCGTCCGTCGTGTACAGGCTCTGCCGGAGATGGTGAAGTGTGTCCCGGAAGACGGGGTCGGAGGTGATTTCTTCCGGGGCGTTGTTCAGAAGTTTTCTCGCGTCCAGGGTGAAAGCCATGTCGTCTGCCAGCAGGAGACGCGCCCGGCTGCCGAGGCCGGTCAGGTAGCGCAGGCTGCGCTCCTCCCGGCAGAAGACGGTGAACCGCTCGTCAAAGGTCTGTGCTACTTCTCCACACTGGTGGAAGGAACTCGGCAGGATGACGACGCGCCGGATGAGGGGATGGCCCAGAAGGCGCATGATCTCCGGCACCATGCCGTAGTAGGGGACGAAGGGGCCTCCCCCGCCGTAGACGAGGGTGAAGGGTTCACCCTTTTCCAGAATTTCCATGTAGAAGTCATGGACGGGGAGGCGGTGCCGGGTGGACCATTCTCTGGTGGCCTGGGTGAGTACCTGGTCGCCGAGGTTGCCGGGGTTGGGCTGGTAGTAGAAGGGGCCCAGGTCCCGGAGTGTTTGTAAAAGCTGGTTGTTGTGTTTCATGGCAGTTGAGCGGTGGATGGGTGGTGGTGGTTTTCGGGGGGGAGGCGTTTTTTATCCGCAGGTGTCTATTCGGGGAGCTGACCGATGGTCTCAAAGATTTCTTCCCAGCTTGCGCGGGAGGCCTGCTCTCCGCCCAGTTCCAGGCCGCGCTGCCGGGCTGCCTCCGCCATGTCGTCGCGCAGGTGGGGCTCGTAGGCCATTTTGGAGGCATAGTAGATGAAGTCGCGCTCGTGGTCGCAGAGCCAGCCGGTCTTGCCGTGCTGTACCATCTGCCGCCAGCCGCCCCGGTTGTCCACGATGAGGATGCTGCCGGAGGCCATGGCCTCAAAGCCGATGCGGGGCCAGTTCTCCGTGGTGTCGGTGGGCTGGAGGATGATCTTGCAGTGGCGGTAGAAGTCCTGCTGGGATACCTCTGTCTGGTCGCGGGCGGTGCGTATCCAGTCGTAGGGGGCGCCGATTTTGTCCCGGCTCTTGTCCCCCCAGCCGAGGAAGAGGCCGCGCTTGAAGGCGGGGGCTACGAAGTATTCGTAGATGTGGAGGGTGTTCCTGGCGAATTTGTCGGCGTCCTGCCGGGAAATGCGTCCGCAGCCGAAGTATTCGTCCGTGCGGTCGGTGATGTAGGGGAAGGAGTCGTTGTGGAAGTAGGGCTTGAAGGTCATGAAGCGGATGGCGGGGTCGCCGTTCAGGGCCTGGAGGATGGGCATGTTTTTCTGCCGGACTTCTTCGTTCTGGTAGAGGAAGAGGGCGATCTGGCCGTCTTTCATGAGTTCTTTTTCCTTGGGGAAGAGCCAGGTCATGCAGTTGATGAAGACGGTTTTTTTGGTCCGCTTGCGGATCTGGGGAAGGTTCTCTAAAAATTCGGCGTTGCAGAAGCCCAGGATGGCGTCATCCGGCTCCAGCACGGACCAGTCGCCGGAGGCATGGATGATGACGCCCAGCTTCACCATTTCCAGGTAGAGGCGTTCGTTGCGGTAGCCGTCTCCGGTGGGGATGAGGTGGACTTCCACCCCCATCTTGCGCCAGAGGATGATTTGATGGTGGAGTTCCGTTCCGGCTCCGCCGTACAGGGAGGGGAAGCCGTTGACAAAAAGGCGTTTCAGGGAGGAGTTCATGGCAAGTCAGGAGAAAACTGATTTTTTCTTTATAGCACACTCTTTTATTTGGACAATGAGAATTATATTCCCCTCCCCGGCATTTGTGCCACTTTCCTTTTTCGTTGCCTTTCAATCGGTTCTTTCTTAACCATTCCCAAATCCTCAAAAATCTTTCCCGGTTGCATTCTGGGGGGCTTTGTTTTAGGATGCAGGATAGTTCTCAAATCATCTCATGAATACGCCCAATTCCCTTCCTGTCTCCGGCTCTCCTGCCGTGTCTGCGGATTCGTCCGCTGGTGCCTTGCGCTGTGTCTTTCTTCTGACTTCCGGTGAGGCTCTGGTAGCGGAACGTGAGCTGGAATGCCAGGGGTATGCGGTGGAAGGATACCCCTGCACGCAGGACGTTTCTCCCTTGCGGGACTGTGTGCCCGTCAAGGAACTGGATTTTTTCATGCCGGGCTGGCGTGACTTCAATACGCCTTATGTCCGGTCTCTGCGCAGCTCGTATGCGCGGATGCTGATGGACCCGCGCTGGGAGGGGGACGATTTTATTATTTTCGGCGAGAGTGACGCGGCGCCGGTGACGGAGGCCGCCGTACTCCGAAAGGCTCTGGAACGGGAGATGGTGGAGCACCCGGAAACTGATGTCTTCCGGCTCCATCATCATGTGGCTCTTGCTGCGGGTGAAAAGCCCGGCAGGCCGGAGCAGTTTCTTTTTTCTCCGTACCAGACGGCCAGCCGGACGAAGGCGGCCCTGTATGTGTGGGGAATGCACGCTCTGGTGATCCCTGCCGCCAGCCGGGCGAAGGTGGCGAAGGTATTTCTGGACAACCTGCTGCCCATAGACAATGCCATGGAGATGGCGGCCTCGCGGGGGGAACTGAAGGTGAGGGTGGCGGACTACAATCACTTCTACCAGCAGCACTGCCTCCATCCTGATGGCCGAACGGTATCCTGCGCCTGGAGGAAGGAAAGACCGGAAGCGGCCCCGGTGGCTCCGCAGAAAGCTGCGGGTGCGGCAGTAACGGAAGAATGCGCCAGAGAGGAAAGCGGAAAGGCTCTGCCTGCCCTGCCGGTATGGTCCGGAGTGCGCCGGGGCGTGTGTACGCTAGCCCGGCAGGAGGACTCTCCGGAGGGGCTGCGGGACTGGATCACGGGGCAGCTAAAGGCTGGTGCCGCTGTGGTGGCGGTGTTTGTACCGGAAGGGGGAATGACAAGAGGCGCGGAAGCCGGGAGCGGACAGACGGAAGGGGAAATGAGGGCGTATCTGTACGATGTGGCGCAGAGGTACGGAAGGGAACGTGTGTGGATTCGCCTGTGGAGGCCGCTGCCGCTGCGGGGCCGTGATCTGGCGGCCATGCTGGAAGACAGGATGAAGCGGGAGGATGAGGGGCTGGAGGAATGTGTCTTTCTGGAACGGGGGTGAAGTGAAGAGGGAATGGAGGAGTAAGGGGGGGGCGGCTGGTTGTCTTACTGGATTTTTTCTACATTGCCTAGTAGGCGGGAGAGTTCCTGCTCCGTAGGGAGGTAGAGCAGGTATTGTGACGCGAAGAGTTGTTTGTTTTCCGCCATGATGGAATATTCCATGACGGTTTTGTCTGTCTGGGCGCAAAGAAGATTGATAATGATTTAATTTGGCAGACACTGTTTGCCAAATGGAAAATGCTCCCATTTGTTATCCAAAAGGCTCCGCTGCCAGAAGATGAGTTATTGACGAAATGAGTATAAATAAAAAAGGTAATTTTTTGATTGATCTTGTTATTTTATACGTGTACAAAAAATTTTGTATGTACTCAATTTGGGACAATATATGGGAAAAAGACGTTTACTCTAAAGAGGATGATAGAACTATACGATCCCAAGTTAAATTGGATATTTTCAAATCTATGGGAGTTGATTTTGGAAATTATCAAAGTATAGGTGATTTTGGCGGAGGGGCAGGTTATGTTGTAGAGGAGATACTAAAAGCCCCCAACGTTATCAAAGAAGTTTGTCTCTACGACGGATCTCAAACAGCTCTCCAACTTGCCAAGGAAAAACTGGATTACAGAAAAGATATTGTTTGTAAATTTTATCATCAGGATTTGAATACCCCATTACCAGCAGATCACAATAAATTTGATCTTATTCTATGCTTCGGCATACTTGAGCATTTAGAAAAAATGGACCAATGTCTGGACAGTGTTTATAATTGTCTGAAATCAGGAGGAGATCTTCTTATTGTTTGGTCGTATCGAAATTCTTTTTTTTACATACAAAGAAAAATTCTTCATTTATTAGGAAAATGGAATTATTCATATCAAAAGGAAGTAACAAAGAAATTTCTTGATAGATTTTTAGATGGAAAATTTAAAATAGTCTCCCAAAAAATTGTTCCCGATATTTGCGGAAAAGGTATCCTGACATCCATGGATATAATATCCCATAAACTGATTGATGCCACTGGAAGGTATATGTTTATTCATTTGAAAAAAATATAACATATAAATTATTATTATGAACACTGGTAATCGAGGCAAGGAAATAAAAAGAAAAATTTTGGAAGCCATTGCACCTATTATGCTTGGTATTTTTGGTGTTTTATTAGCAATTCCTGAAGTCCACAAAGAAATAATACGGGTTAATAAATCCTATATTATAGTGACTGTCATAGGATTACTGGTTTTGCATATTGCAATACTGATTTACTATGGATGTGTAGATGCACGTGAAAATGAAGAAATAGATTCTCTAAATGTAGAAATAGATTCTCTAAATGTAGAAATAGATTCTCTGAATGAAGAAATAGATTCTCTAAAAGATTCTCTAAATGAAGAAATAAATTCTTTACGCTTAATCAATAATATTCAAAAAGGCATAGCTGAAAATGAAGAGCTTTTGATTAAAAAACTTTGTAAAACATATCATATAAATAAGAACAATGAAAAAGAAAGCAGAACTTACAAGTTTAACGTAAAACAGATTGATTATTTATGTGGTAGAATATTTTCAGTCATATCTGAACGCAGAAAAAAAATATCAATAGATGTATCGTATGTAATAAAATATACCAAGAAAGGCGGGAAAGTATACATAAAACAAATTGCATATCATAATGAAGTTTCAAGGCCTTCAACTATGGGTAAGGAAAGGCTAATCGCAACAGAAGAAAGATATGACGCGACCCTTCTTTCTTCAAATAACATAAATTCAATAACTTTATATAACAAGGAAGAAGTGGAAGAAGTTCTTCATGAGGCGGAAGGTAAATATTTACAATATATAGGAATTCCCATTCAAAACCCCAACAAAGAAGAACCCGACTCCGTTGGACTTATTCAGTTCATTGTAAGATCTGAAGGAGAAATGTTTCCCAAAAAAGAGTTCGAGCTCATATTAGAAACATTGTTAAATATATCACATTACTTTTCCAATATCCACAGAATACAATCAACTATAAACAAACCTGTCCGTGAAGGATAATCCTTATAAAAATATCACATCTTTTCTCTTTCTTTTCTCATTCTCGTTTCATCCCTGCAAGGCCAGCAGGTGAAGCGGTCTGTCTCCGCGTACGCGCAGTCCGACGACGGTTTCGTAAGTCCATTGGCCGGAGGTAATGAGATTGTGCCAGCCGGGAGAAAGGGTGAGGTCGTTGCGGTCGAGCTTGTCCCAGCGTTCGCCGTCACTGGAGATTTCCATGCCCTGCACCGGGGTTTCTTCCGCCAGGTAAATTTGCACGGTGGCTATGGGCGTTTTCTGCGCTTTGGTCTCTACGGTGGTGAGGGCGTTGGTGACGAGGCGGGATTCATAGTCATAGCGGTCATGGTCAACGTAGACTTCTTCTGTCCGCATGACTTCAATGAATCGTTTGTGTTCCGTGCCGGTTTCTCCTTCTTCTTCTCTTTCTGTGATGAGGAACAGGGCGTCGGGAAGCGTGCCCTGGGGGAGTGAGGCTACGGACTGGACTTGTCCCTCCGTTGTGTACCGGTGCCAGCAGTGAATCTCGTGCATACTGTTATAGGTCATGAGGGCCAGGGTGCCGTCCTGGAGGGTGAAGACGGCGCGGGTCTCCGGCTTGCGCAGGATGGTGCCGCCCGTGACACCACCCCCCTGTGTGAGGATGTGGTCTGCAAAGACGGTGAGGTCACGCGATACGTAGGAATCGCTCTGGAAGTCGTACCCGTATTGGTAGAGTCTGCCGCCGCCACGCTCGCAGTAGAGTACCTTGTCAACGGCCATGATGGCGGGAACCGGGGAGCTGCCCACGTAGCCGTGGTTTTCTGCGCGGACGGTGGAGCTGGTCAGGGCGGCGGCATTGCCGCTGGAGAGCACGTATTCCGCATCTGCCGTGCCCAGAAGGAGGCGGGAGGAGTGGGCCATCATCCAGCAGAGGCCGTTCTGTGCGGCGGTGGAGAGGGTCAGTGACAGGGAACTGTCGTCCTGGGTGCTGATGTCGTAGTTGTCCAGGTCGTCTGATTTGGACATCCAGACGGTTTGCGGCTGTGCGGCTGTCCCGGCGAAGACGAGGCGCTGGCAGTAGACCTCGCACAGGAGGGGAAAGCCGTAGGCGGGACGGAAGGCGCACCAGCTCCAGTCCACGGCCTGCCGCCGTCCGGTGAACGGGATCTTGATCATGGAGACTTCCGTCCAGCCGGAGGCTGTCACGTCTCCGGTATTCTCGTCTACTGTTTCCGTGTATTTTAGAAGAAGGTCGTGCTTGTAGGAGGAGACGATGAGTTTATTGGAACAGGTGTCGTCGGGGAAACCGTTATTGAGGCTGCTGTCTACGTATTTGCTCCGGGTCAAAAAGAGGCGGACGTGGCATTCCTCTCCTGATTCTGTGCTGGTAAGCAGTGTATTACTGGCCGCAGCCAGGCGGGAGAAGGAGGTGCCGCGCGTTTCCCATTCCCGGTCCAGGCCGGGGCCATCATAGGAACGGCGCACATCGTAGGAGCCATACCAGCCGCCGGAGCAAAAGAATTCCCAGTTCCCCTTGCAGGGTAGCGCGTCTCCCACGGCCAGTCCCCGGAGGAAGTGGCCGGGGTAGTCGGCGGGGGAAACGGCTCCTTCCACGTAGTCGGCAGATCCGGAATAGGCGCGGATGCACGTCCAGTATTCCCAGTAACCGGAGAGGAGGACTATTTTTTCATTTCTGGTATATTTGCGCTCGGATAGGCCGGAGATGGGGGTAATGCTGTCAAAGCCGTCCGTGCTTTCGGCCTTGAGGAAGTTGTCGGGGTAGTTGTCGGGTGAGTTGAGGCCATTGACGAAGCTTCCGGCCTCCAGGTCTTTGATACAAACGTAGTAGGCAAGGCTGGTGTCCCCGCGCCGCGCCAGCCGGGCCCCCACGGCGAAGGCGGAGGCTGCTGAAAGGAGGTCAAATTTTTGTACTCCGGCCAGAAGGGCGGCGCGGTAGGCAAAGGCTTCTTCCTGCTCTGTGTAGAAGGAGGCCCGCAGTACGTCTCCGGCTTCCATGCTCCGTTCCGTCTCCGGGAGGGTATCGGGGATGACGACGGAATAGCCGCCGTCCCCGGTGCCGATGAGCAGGATGTCCTCGTCCCTGTAGCCGGTATGCCGCCAGGGGTGGACCTTGAAGGCAAAGGGCTCAAACTTCCACTGGCCGTTTTCTCTTTTCAGGGTACAGGGGGCGTGGCGGGGGTGGGTGAAAAAAAGGAGGTTGTTGACTTGCTTCCACCGGAGGGTATCAACTTCTCCGAATTCGGTTTCAAAGCGGGCCAGTTCCTCCCCGGTGGCCGGGGAGAGGACGCGCAGGGTGTCTCCGGAGACTTCCACCAGGAAGCTTTCTCCTTCTGCGTTGGAGTAAGCGTAGGGCACGAGGCGGGACCGCTCCAGGGCGTCTGTCAGCGGGAGCATTCCGCGTCTGCGGCGCAGGCTGCCTGTCTGGGAAATCTCCCAGTTTACCAGTACCCGTGCGCCCCGGTGGTAGGCGTCCAGGTCTGCCCGCAGGGCAAGTTCCCGGCTTAGTTCTCCGCCGTTAAAGGAAATTCGTTTCATGAGGATATGTTTAGCGGCTCCACGCGAGGCGGGAAGGTCTCATGGTATGAAAAAGGAAAGGGTCTGCTCTTTATTCATACCATGAGAGGGTTTTCTCATTCCATGAGACGTTCTCCCCAGCCGGAAATGGGCCTAGCATGGTCCCATGCTCAACTTTCTGGGAATCACGGAAAACTTTGCCGTCATCGAAAACATACCGTATTCGATGACGTGGCTGTTTTCTGACACATGGACCGGGGAAAAAATCTCCCTGGACGGCGTGACCTTCTCCGGCAGGATTTTTGTCGGCGCAGACCGGAAGGAAGTAGAAATGGACATTTCCAAGGGAGAGCAGGCGCACTCCCTGGTGGTCGGCTGTACCGGCCTTCCGGAAGGCCGCTGGCCCTATGAGGTTTTTTGCATTTCTGATGAGGGGCTGAAGGAAAGAATGCTCTCCGGCTACATCGGTGTGATCGGTTCCCTGCAAATCCAGACCGTACAGGACGGCCTGCCGCTGGCGGACCGCACTCTCTCTGTCCGTCTCCCCGGAGACACCGCCCGCGCTCTCCGGCTTGAATGGCTCTCCACCTCTATCGCCCAGGCCTCTGCCGCCTCTGCCTGGGAGGCCTGTAAAAAGACGCAGGCCACTTCGGACAAACTCGTTCAGGCGGAAGACAGGCTGGATGATCTCACCCAGAAAACAGACGAAGCCCTGACTGAACTGGACAAGGTGGACGGCTTGATGGATGAAATTCATGAGGAAGTGAAAAGCGCCCATGAAGCCGCTCAAAAAGCGGAAGACCTGTTAAACAGCGGCGTCCTCCAGGGGGAGAAGGGGGATACCCCCTCTATCGGGGACAATGGCCACTGGTGGATTTCCGGAGAGGATACCGGCATCCGGGCGGAGGGCACGGACGGCATTACTCCCCATATCGGGGAAAACGGCCACTGGTATATAGGGGACACGGATACGCAGGTGCAGGCGGAAGGCACGGACGGCATGGACGCTGACTTCATTCAGAGAATTTATATCGCCTCCACGGCGGAACTGCCGGAAACCGGGGATAAGGGAATTTACTACTACATCCCACACCCGGACGGCGGTTACGAGGTCTACGCCTGGGTAGACTACCCGGACGGAGAATCTGCCTGGACCCCCATTAGCGAATCCACCCTCCAGCAAGCCACCGTTCGCGCCCACGGCTCCGTGCGCTTGAGTACGGGTTCCACCCTGACGGACGGCGGCACCGTTGGAGTCAATGAGGCAGGGCAGCTCCTTGTCCGCGCGGCCACCGCCACCGCGCCCGGCGCGGTGAAACTCTCCACCACCACCCCCTCCCAAATCGCCCCCGGCCTGGTAGGAGTCAATGCCAGCGGCCAGCTCATCGTGCCGGAAGCCACCATCAACCAGGCCGGGGCCATCAAGGTCAATAATACTAAATCGGTGGAACGCGGCGTACAGGTGCAGACCAATAAAAACAACGTCGCCATGGTCCCCGTCGCAGGAAACCGTTCCTACGGCGTGGTAGCCACCGGAACCCAGTTCCCCGTCATCCCGCACGACCGCCCCTATATTGTCTCCCTGCCCATTGCCAGCGACGATACCCGGCTCAACTCCGCCGCCCTGTATGGCACCCTGACTATCAACCTGCACCGAAGGGGATTTTTACGTTACACGACTGGGGCCAATGCCGAGAACGGCCTGGACTACTCCACAGGCCGCTACCTCTCCTTTGATTACGGGGCGGGATTGGAGGCGGAGGAATACACCTCCACCATAGAGGGGCTGACGGATACCCGCTGCCGCCTCGCCGTCCAGCGTTACGGAGACATCGTATTCCATGACTCCTACGCCAGTCCGGACAAGGGTGGGGCCGTCAAGGTAGGGGCATCTCTCACCATCTCCGGGGAGGGTGTGCTGAACCTGAAAGCCGCCTCTCCCGGCTCTCTCGGCGGTATCCGCGTCGGGGCCACCCTCGCCATCGCGGAAGACGGCACGCTGGACATCCGGCTGAACACGGACACGTTTGACGAGTCCAGCCCCCGGCCTGCGGCCTCCTCCACCATCGCCGCGTGGCTCCAAGGGAAAAACTACATCTCCCAGTCCGATTTACAGGGCAAGGGGCTGGTCTCCGAGAACCGCGTCAACGAACTGCTGAAAAAATACCAGCCCCGCATGGGAATAGATGATGTGCGCCCCCTCACCCAGGAACAGTATGAGGCCCTGTCCACCCGCGACGCGGGTACCCTCTACGTGATCTACTGACCGCCGCGCTTCCTTTCCTCTCTGAACTCTCCTCTTTCACCTCTTTATTCCTCCCACAACAATGAAAATCTCCTACAACAACGCTTCCGGCAGTCAGGTCTATGATGCCCGTCTGGGGGAGCGGAAAGTGCAGAAAATCTACCGGGGCGACGAGCAAATCTACCCGGATGCCTCTGCCCGCATCCATCAGCTACGGCTGGACCTCTCCGGCTGGGCGGGCACTTCGGAAGGCTCCTGCTGGGAACAGGCCATTGAAGCCGTCTCGGTCCACTCGGACGCCACCCGCTACATTCGCCTGACAGTGGGGCGTACCTACTTGGTCGCCAATACTTACGGCACCTATCCTCTCGCTTCCTATCTTGGCGGCGGCTTGTTTGAGTTCGCCGCAGGGGAGGGACCCCTGGTGCAGAATTTGCGCCTGGGGGACACTGCCGCCCTGCAAATACGCCTCCCCCAACTCAAGAGTTTTTCCATCGGTGGGGATCAGGAACACAACCAGCCCGTCTCCCGCCTGTACCCCTCCTGTCCCTCCGGCACGGAAGTGCGAGGTTACTTCGGCAAAGGCCAAAAACGCGTTTCTACCGGAGTCCGCATCGTTGTGGAAAGCGTTCCCTCCGGGAAAGTTCTCATGAACCGTCACCAGCAGCAGGACGGCCACTGCCGGGGGGACTATAACTGGAACTACGGCTGGTGCGGCCCTGTCGCCGGGGACACGCAGGTACGCCTCACCGTCTACCCTCACCAGCCGCGCGGCGGCTGGGGCGGCTACTTCGTTTATCCCGCCGCCGCCCGCACTCTCACCGCCCGCATCATTCAGATCATCAAGGAAGACTGATTCGTCAACTCTCTCATTAACTATTGGCTATTAACTCTTATCTAAAATGAGAATCCCCACCACTCCCGGAGAGACCTATGCAGTCACAGTCACGGTGCCCTGCACGGTCTCCGCCGTCATGTCCAAATCCTCCCCCCTCCTCTTAATTACCATAGAGGAACCGGGGCAGTACCTCGTCGTGGCCCCCACCGCCGAACTTTACATTACGGATGACTCTGCCCTCGTCACTCGTTCTTTTAGGTCCGCCCCCGTCTGCATGTCCCTGCGTTCCGCCGCAGGCGGGGGCGTTGACGTTACAGAAGAGACAGAACAAACTCTGGGCAGGGACGGCAGGGAAGACAATCTCAACTCCGCTGGCTTTTCGTTCGTCGCCGCACAATCCGGCAGCCTGAAGACTGTTTCCATTCAGGGCCGCTCCTCCATGGAATTCCATCACAATCCGGTGTGGCTGAAGGTCTGGAAAAAGACGGAAGCGGGACAGACTTTTCTCGGTCTCTCGGCAAACAGCGTCGTGCAGGAGAATAACCTGGCCAATGTGTGGACCATGCCGGAAAACACCTACATCCCGGTAGGAGCCGTCATCACCATCACCACCCATGGAGAAGGTACAAAGGACGAGGAAACCTACCTGATGGGAGGTGAGGAAGGCCGCCTGCTGGCGCGGGTGGCGGCCATCACTCCGCAGGAGGGGATAGGCTGCCTGAACGACGGCGGCCTGCCTCTCTGGAACTATCTGCCGGTCTGTACCCTCTCCTTTATCCAGAAAGTAAGCCTCTCCCAGTATGCCCGCATCCTCCCCGTCAGCCCGGAGGCATTCGCGGCTCTCTCCTCCAAGCGGCCCCAGACTTTGTACTTCATCATGGAGTCTGCCCCCACTCCGGAATCCGCCCCTCTTTAACCAGTCTTGAAATAAAATAATCAGAAACAAAACAACCGGAAAACCAACATGTCTGTAAACACAACCACCAAGATATTCCTCGGGTCTACCCTATTGCTGGACCTGACCGGCCTTGCCACCGCGCAAAGCCTCACCACGCACACGACTGATGCCGTACTTCATCTGACGGCAGCGGAGCGCACCGCGTGGAATGCCAAACTCGGCCCCTCCGCCCTGGATGGCTACGCCCAACAGTCCTGGGTCACAGCCCAGCTCTCTTCCCTCGTCACCACGGACGCCCTGACAGCCCAGCTCGCCGGGTATGTGACGACAGTCTCCCAGACTGCCACTCTCGCCTCCTACGCCACGCAGAACTGGGTGACGCAGCAGATTGCCGCCAAGCACCACATCCAGATCATTCCCACAGACTCCCTGCCGGTGACGGGTCTGCCGGATGTCATCTACCTGGTTCCCAAAGGCTGGGATCACCCGGAAACGGCGGATAACTCCATCCGGGAACAATATGTGTGGATTGACGAAGCCTGGGTAAAGGTAGGGGACACTTCCGTTTCCCTGGCTGGCTACGCGCAGGAAACATGGGTCACAACCCAGCTAAACAGCTACGTCACCGCCGCCGCCCTGGCCGAAAGCCATTACACGAAGGCCCAGACGGACACCGCCCTCACTGACGCGAAAGCCGCCGTCCTCCAGGACGCGAAGACCTACGCGGACCAGCAAATCGCCGCCAGCGGCGCAGACAGTCTGCATTTCGACACGCTCACCCAGGCGGAATACGACGCGCTGGGAGACAAGGACGCCAACCGCCTCTACGTGATCCAAGGCTGATGCGTCCCCTCCCTATTACCTGTTCACTATTAACTATTCCTTCCAGAATGCCCTCCCCCCTCCAGCTTCGTCTTGGCTCGCAGGAACTTCTGCGCCTCGCCTCCGCCGTCTCCGCTACGGAGCCGGGGCTGGTGACGGGGGCGCAGGTAGCCGCCTTCATCCGGGAATACTTGCAAAATCTGACTCCGCAACATATCGCGCTGGATGCCACGGACTACAACGAGGTTCTGCGCATTAACGCTTCCAAGGGGGCCAGCCTTGCCATTGAGGGAGGCGACGCCACCGTATCTCTCACCCTTGACTGTACCCTGTTCATCGGCGAGGCAACGGCCAACTCCAGCAGAATCTGGATCGACATCCCCATTTGTTGTAACGGTGGATTCGACGTATTCGGGGGAACACCCGGTCAGGTGCTGACGAAAACGAAGCTCAATGCGGTCTGGGCAGACCTTCCTTCATCCGGTTCCGCCTCCGGCCAGAGCTATTATGAGATAAGCACCACTCCCTCCCAGCACGTCACCCGTACCACTCTTCCCACCGGCTGGTACAAGGTGGACCTGCTTCTTTATTCATTTGACGGGGCAAATTGTAACGCTGTTTTTAATCCAAGCTCCATCACCGTAGAACAAGTCATTAACGTCATGGGCATAGCGTATGGAGGAACGAGCAACGGCTCATGCCCCTACATTACCATTGACGGTCTAAACTGGCGAACCAAGGCCGGAGAATCTCTCTCCTATACCAGGGCCTCCTCCCTTCAAGTAAGCTTTTTGTATCATCACACCGGTGTTTCCCTGACGTGGCCTGCCGAAAGCATGGCCGAAGATGGCGGAGGGTGGTCTACCGGCTCCTTCCGCTATACGGCCATATCGCCCCCAAAAAACTTCACCTCCTCCTGACTCATCGCTTTTAATTATTAACTCTTAACCATTACCTATTTCATGCAAGTTCCCACTACTCCCGGCCACGTCTACGCCGTCACCACCACCTCCTCCTGTACGATTTCCGCCGTATCGGAGGACGGCACGCTGACGCCCGTTCTGACCGCCCCAGCTCCCGGTCAGTACGCCGTTGTCGCCCCCTCCGTCCGTCTGGACGTAGGGGACAGCCACGCCCTGGTCACTCCCATGCGGGGCCGGATCGGCGTCACGGGCGGCGCCACTCTGGAAGCCCTGAACAAACTGACCACCCATGCGAAAGACACCTACATTCACGTCAACCGGGGCGACCGCAACAACTGGGATAACAAAGTCGAAAGACAGGAATTCACCGATCACAAATACAGCAACACCCTTCACCTCATGCCTGACGAACACGCCTCTTTGACAGAACTCCTCACCCGCAAGGACGACCTGCTGGCCCTTCTCAATCCGCCGCAAAACCAAATAGCGTAAACGCTCCATTTTTTCTCATTCTCCCCAACTAACCGCCCCCAATCACCACCAACCCGAACCAACAAAAAAGACATGAACACTACTACATGCTGCAATCATACCGATGAAATTGCCAAGGCAATTTACAACCAGCACAATGCCGAACTCCATCCCGGCCTCCCCTCTGACTGGGAAACCCTGCCTGAAGAAGAAAAACAGGCCTGGCGTAAAGTCGCCGGGAACCTTCTGCCTACCTTGGGGGAACACGCCCTGAATGACCTGCTGGCTTACGCCAAAAGGAAGCTCAAGGAATCTTCCCCCACTTGGCAGAAGATCCTCTGGGGCCTCGCCGCCGCCGCCATTCTGGCGGCACTTAGCTGGCTGGCCTCGCTGGGGCTGACCGGCTGCGGTCATACCGTGGACATCACCCAGGAGGGGGCGTCCATTTGCAAGGATGGAGCCTGCCTCGTCATTAAGGACGGCCACATCTATTACACCCCGGCGGAAAAGACCCCGGCAGCCGGAACCGCCCCCGTCCGGCAGGAAAAATAATCCTGTTCTTCCCGTTCCATCACCATCCGCCCCACCTGTCATGTGCCAGCCATACGATACCATTCTCCGTCTTGTCAATACGCTCAAAGTCGTCTTTGCCACCAAGGACGGTGTTTTTGCGGTTTTAATCGCTGTCATGCTCACCTCCATGGTCATTCTTTACCATGACATGAGGGAATACATGACCGAGCAGACAAAAGCACAGGTGGAAACCGTGCGGGTACTGACGGAACTCAAGGCGGAGCTGTCCACCCTCAAGCACCAGATAAGCAAATAACCAATAAAACTTTTTCTTTATGAACTCATTAGAACAATCCATGGCCGCCCGCATCCTCTGCTTTGAGGATGACCGGGCTACCAGCCCCGCCTCCCTCCGTGTCCGCCGCCTGCCCGCTGCGGACAAGGGCGGAGATTATGAAATCTGCGGCATCTGCGACGGCATTGAACCCGCCGTATTCAACCGCCTCAAGTCTCTGCTTGACGCCGGGAAACGGGAAGAAGCCTGGGAAGGATGCCTGCAATACGTTCTGGATAATACCTCCGCCGTCCGGGACTGGATCGGCAGTGACACCCACCCCGCCACCGAATTCTACCTGCGTGACCACTACTTTAACAGCGGCAGTAAAAACACACTGAAAATCCTCCAACGCGCCCTCAACGACAGAGGAGCCCGTCTGACAGTGGACGGCCTGATCGGCCCCAAAACCAGAGCCGCACTCCGTACCCGCCTCTCCCAGGGAGGCGAACACGCTTTCCTTTTAGCCCTTCGTACCCGGCGCAAAGCCTTCTACATGGCCTGCCGCCAGTTCCCCACCTTCGGGAAAGGGTGGCTGTCTCGCACGGATGAGGCGTTTGACTACGCTCTCACTCTTATCATCTCTTAAAATTCAACTCTCCACTCTCATCAACATGGCAACCGGAGCACTTATAGCCGGAGCACTGGCCTCCATTGGTTCCAGCTATTATCAGCAGAAAAAAGGAGCCAAGGAACAAAAACGCGCGGCAGCAGCCATGGCTGCCGCCATGGAAAAACAACCCACTGTTCAGGCGGCGGATGTCGCCGCCCAGCAGACACAGGACACGCAGGCCAGTGAACAAACTGTCAACACGGCGGCCAAGCGCCGCTTCGCCATGAACCGCACGGTCAATCCCTCCAGCGCCCTCTCCTCCTTCCCCGGCACGCGCAAGACTCTCTGACTGACTCCCTCCAAAAGTCATTTTCTCCCCAATTTTTATCCCTTACCTATTAACTATTAAATCTTACCTTCTACCTTTCCCATGGTCCGTTCTAACACACGTTCTCTTCAATATATCGACACGGCAGACGCCTTGCTGGCCGACATGTACGGCTGGAGCGGCGACTGGGACTGGCTGCGCAAGCACATCATGCCGCGCACCCAGGCGGGAGCGGACAGGGAGGAACGCCCCTCTGCCAGCGCCAAACGTCTGCATTCCACTGTTGCGATAAAATCTTTACGCATCCTGACAGGCGCGCACATCATGTACATTACCCCCAGCAATCAGCGCTGGTTCAGTTTCCAGAGCGGACTTCGGGGGAAAGAAAAACTCTCACGAGTGGACGAGTGGTTTGCGGAATCCACCGAAATCACCTTCGGAGAATTAAGCCGCTCCAATTTTTATACGGAAATCCATGAGACCTTCCTGGACCGGTGTCTGACCGGCACCGGCTGCCTGTTTTGCGATACGCTGGCCGACGGACGGCTTAACTTCAGGCACATTCCCTCCGGCACCTATGCCATTGCGGAAGGGGAAAACGGCCAAGTTGACACGCTGGTGCGCAAATTCAAGCTTACTCCCCATCAGGCAGTATCCAAATTTGGATATAAAAACTTGCCGGAAAAAATACGGACGGCCTGGGAAGACCCCAAAAAACGATATACAGAAAAACACGAATACCTTCACCTTGTGCTGCCTCGTCTCAACTACACCTTCGGCCATGACCTCATTAACAGCAAGCGCATGAAATGGGCCTCCGTCTACATGACGGCTGACGGAGAAAGACACATTATCCGGGAGGAAGGCTACCCGGAGTTTCCCTACCTCGTCACCCGCTTTTTGCGTTATGGGGAGGGGCCCTACGGCTACGCCCCCGGCCTGGATGTCATGGAAGAAATCATGGCTACACTCAAGCTGGAGCGTGTGATGGATGTACTGGGAGAAGTGGCCGCCTTCCCGCGTATTCTCCAGCTCGCGGATCAGGTCGGGGAAGTAGACCTCCGCGCCGGAGGCGTAACTACCATTAAATCCGCCGCAGCAGCCGCCAAACTCCCCAGGGAATGGGCTACTGCTGGCCGGTACGATGTAGGCAAAGACCGCATTACGGACAAAGAGCAGAAAATCCGGGAAGCCTATTTTGTGGATATGCTCATGCCGCTGGCCAATATCGACCGTCAGATGACGGCCACGGAAATCAATGCCCGCCAGGAAGAGCGCGTCCTTTCCTTTTCTCCATCGCTTACCCTCTTTATATCGGATTGCAACGTTCTCATGCACCGCGTCTTCTCCATCCTCTTCCGGCAAGGCAAATTCCCGCAGGATGACGTTCCCAAAGAACTTATCGTCCCGGACCGGGGAGGCAGTGAAAACTTTGAAATTGAGCTGCCCAACGTGCAGTACCTGGGCCGCATTTCCCAGGCCATCGCCAATGCCCAGCAGCAGGGGTTGGAGTATTTCATGAGCGTTGCCCTCAACTACACCCAGGCCACGGGAGACACATCCATGATTGAGTACGTCAACCCGCGCAAATTCGCGCAATTCCTCTATGAGCGCACGGGAGCGCCAACCAGTTGCCGTCGCACCGCCCGCGAGCTGGCGGAGCTGGACAAGCAGAAACAGCAGGCCGCTGAAATGCAGCGAAAACTTGCTGCCACCCAGGGCCTCAAGAACGCCGCAGGAGCGCAAAAAGACCTCGCTGCCGCAGGAGCCGCCTGATCACATTCCCCTCCACTCTCCAACTTTTCAAACATTTTCTTATGACCGAAAACAACAAAACAGCAAACAACACCACAGCCCCGTCTCCGCAGGAGGAATACCCCCTGCCGGGCGAATATGAACCGCAGCCCGGATACGAGCCCCCGGACGAACAGGAACAGTTCTACCGGGAATATGTCGGGCGCCGCCGGGAATGTCTGGCCGCCCATGTCACGCCGGAAGTCCTGGCCTACATGGACGAGGAATTCCGCACGGATCTACCGTGCTACCAAACCCGCGACCCGCTCACCGGCCAGACCATAACACCAAACCCTCTTGCCGCCGCCATCCGAGACGGACAGCGGGAAGTGATTCTTTGGCTCCGCCATGAAATCGCCATGCACCGGAAACAGAAAAACGCCATCCCCCTGTAACAATGCCTCTCGTTTCCTTACAAAACGCCACCCCTGTAAAGACCGTGGACAGCCCTCCCCGGAACAAGCGGAAATTCCTTTCCGTCTGTTCCGGCATTGAGGCCGTCTCCGTTGCCTGGGACCCGCTCGACTTCGAGCCGGTCGCCTATTCTGAAATAGAACCTTTCCCCTCCGCAGTGCTCGCCCATCACTACCCGGACGTACCCAACCTGGGCGACATGACTTTATATGCCAACTGGACACTCCCATCAATCGACCTCCTCGCAGGCGGAACCCCCTGCCAATCCTTCTCTGTCGCCGGAAAGCGCGGCTCCCTCAATGATGACCGAGGAAATCTCTGCCTCACCTTCTGCGAAATCGCAGACAAATTCGACCCCGAATGGATTCTCTGGGAAAACGTACCCGGCGTCCTTAATACAATGGATAACGCGTTCGGATGCCTGCTGGGAAAATTATGTGGAGCAGGTGACGCCATCCAGCCAGCGGAAGGAAGGAAACACGCTCCTTGCGGCGTGGTGGCCGGACCGCAGCGCACCGTGGCTTGGCGGATCCTGGACGCCCAATGGTTCGGAGTGCCCCAGCGTAGGCGACGCCTCTTTGTCCTGGCTGGAAGAGGTGCTGGAAACTGGGCCTGCCCCGACGCATTACTACCTTTCGGAGAGAGCCTGCCGGGGTATTTTGCGCCGGGCGGAAAAACGAGGGAAAAAACTCCCGCCGGAACTGGAACGCGCCCTGAAGGATCGCATTGGGACGGAGGAACCCACCCACCTCTTGACGCCCGGAAAAGCGGAATCGGAATGAGTAACCAGGAACTTTTCGCCCAGCGCGGCTCCTATCTCGTCCGGGACATCTCGCCCGCCGTCACTTCCAAATGGGCCAAAGGCAGCGGCGGCCCAGCCGGGGACGAATGCCAGAACCTCGTCATCAGTCTGGAAACCCGCCTTCCGGAAAGGGGAAATGCCCCTGTGATTTGTTACGGCATGTACGAGAACCAGCGGGCGGAAATGAGACTCTACCATAACATTCAGCCCACCATCACTTGTGGCGGAGGGAAGGCTGGACAGGGAACCAACATGATTTTCCTGTACGAGAATCACGCCCAGGACAGCCGCATATCCGGTCCGCTTCCGGTTAGCCCCACTTGCACGGCCCAATGGGGCACAGGCGGGGGCAACACGCCCCTGGTCCTCCAGCAGGAAATGGAAAACCATTTTCGCGGGGAAGACACAAAAACGCGCAGTACCGCCCCGGAGGGTTCCATCCACCTCTGCTGCCCTATCGACACCCGTACCTTGCTTCGCAAGGACAGCACCCCCTCGTCCGGTTCCGGACTGGGAGAGGACGGCGCTCCCTCCTATACGCTCACCGCGCAGGGCCACGTCCCAGGCGTCGTTTACGTCATCCAGGGGGAAATAGCGGATGGCCGCCGCCAAACGCAAAACGGGCTGGGGATTACTGAAAACTGTTCCTATACCCTGACCACTTCCACCGTTCACGGCGTTTCGGTGCGCGGCTTCGTCCGCCGCCTGATGCCTGTGGAGTGCGAACGGCTCCAGGGCTTCCCGGACGACTGGACAAGGGTAGAAAAGAAACCCGGCACTGACTACGCGGACTCCCACCGTTACAAGGCCATCGGAAACTCCATGGCGGTTCCCGTCATCCGCTGGATCGGCCAGCAAATCATCAAAACATCCATTCATGCCTGAAATTCCTTCTTTCGACTAAACCAAACATAACAAACCATGGATACAACCACACTATTCAATCCATTCCTGCGCACCTGCCGCGCCCCAGAAGAAGAACTCCCCGCAGGAGGAACCGCAGCACCTGGTACCCCTCCGGCACAGGAGCCGCCGCCCTCCGCCGTTCCACCTGCGGAGCCGCCGCCAAACGAGCCGCCCGCAGATAATACCCCACCGGCCCCACCGCCTGTCGATACCACGCCCCCGCCCACCCCGGAAGACGCTGTAGACTTTTCTTTGGACAAGGAACCTCCCCCCTCCGGGGAAGAAACGCCCGGCAGCGAACAGGAAGAAAAGCCCGGTGACGGAAAGGAAAAAGAAAAGGAACCGGAATACGTCTTGGAACTTCCGGATGACCTGGAAATAACGGACGACTTCAAAAACATCCTAAAGGATCAGGCCAAAGGCTCCGGTCTGGACGGCAAGGCGGCAGGGAAGTACGTCTCCGGCGTCATCAAGGCCATGGAAGAAGCGGAACGCGTCAACATGGCCAAAGACACAAAACAGCTCCGGGAAGACTGGGGGAGAAACTTCAACGCCAATATGGACGCTGTAAAATCCTTTGCCTTCAAACTGCGCAGTAAATCCGGCCTCACTCCGGAAGACATGGGGCCGCTCCAATCACCCAAAGGCTACAGGCTGCTCTTTGCGCTAAGCCAGCTAGTCGGAGAGGATACCTTCGTAGGCGGAAAGACGGAGCAGATCAACGATCCTCAAAAGGAAGCTCACCGTATGCTGACCGACCCCACCCACAAATACTACGAGGCCATGCGGGACCAGACCAACCCTCTGTTCCTGGAAGCCAACCGCATCTACAACAACCTTGTCAGCACTGCTCCCTGACGACCAAACGTCCCAAGACACCCCAAATACCCCGGCACATTGCACCGCGTGGCCCTTTCCGGAGAGAACCGGAAAGGGCCTTTTCGTACTGGGGCAGAATCCCGCACGCAAAAAAAGGATGACCTTTTGCGGAACCAGGAGTAGCATCCTGCACATGATTTTTAACGTCTCTTCCGAATCTTCAGGAGAAGGTAATAATGATTCCTTTGAGAGAGAAGTTGAGCTGATCATGGAAGCCTTTGATTCTCGTCTCAAGGAAGCACTGGAACACCAGCATCCTGAATGGCGAGCTATGGTGGAAAAAGTCAGAACTGCCACCGGAATACTTAAAGAGTATGAAGGCCATGCCGACTACAATGTTCTGGGCCCTATCGAATATGCCGACTGGTGCTTCTATCCCGAACCGGATCATACTATTTCAAACCTGGCCATCTACGCGGACCTCATGCCTGCCAGAACCGACCATGACCAGAAAACGCAGGAACAACTTATCAGGCAAACGGAAGTCGCTCTCCACCCGCTTCAGTTCTCAACCATTGTCCGGGGTAACATCCTCACCATTCTGATCCCCCTCGCAGACAACAAGTTTTGAGCGAGGGACACGCGCCCGGTACCTATAAAAAAGACCGGAAGCGCGAAGCCTCCGGTCGAATAGAAAAAAATATTCACAAGCTGTTCTTAGAGATCATTTTCCCCAATGCTGTCTACGATCACGTTCATGGCAACGGAAATATCTTTTTGTTGCGGACGCATGTACACACGTTCAATATCCTCCGAGTCATGTCCTACGATCAGACGGCAGAGATCGGCGGATACTCCGGCCAGACGGAGAATTGTCACGGCAGTTGCCCGCAGACTATGAAAACTTTTTTCAGACAGTTTTCTCCGGTCGCCATTCAGCTTTTCTTTCTCACTGATAAAACCATACTTTTCCAGCAGATCAGTAAATTCCAGGGACAGCCTACTTGACGTATTGTTGTTTTGAGCATGTCTCATGGCGGCCACCGGAAAAACGAACTTGTTGACGGCATGTTCTTTCCTTTTCAGAAAAATCCGGTGCAGGGGATCAATAATAGGCTTGATCATATTTTTGCCCGACTTTTGAGGCTTCATCCGGAGAATAGCGTCTTCCATGTTGATTTGCTCCCAGGTCATCTTGGCAACGTCCCCCAGCCGCTGACCACCCGTATAAAGGCAGACTCGGATCATGTCAGGCCATTCGCCAGGTAGAAGTTGCAGAAGCTGCTTGACCTCTTCCGGAGAAAAGGCGGCACGTTCCTGCCTGTCATTTCTTTCCCGTGCGGAAGGGTGGACTCCTCTGAACGGATTGGAGGGAATTACGCTGGCATCGACAGCACGGGTAAAAGCACAGGTCAGGGATTCAAGATAACGCTTCACCGTGCCACTGGAAACCCGTTCCAACTCCTGTTCCATGAAAGAACGTGCATGGTGAGCCGTCACCCTGGACATCAGAAGATTGTCCTGTTTCAGGAAATTCAAAAACTGTTTGACGGCCTTTCCATCCCGAGAGATAGCCCCTATAAAATTGACGCGGGATGCCAGCCATGAAGTCAGAAAAGCCCTCACGGTGAGAGAGCAGGCATTTTCACCGAGCAGGGAACGAGACTTTTCACCCACCAGGGATTCGACAAGCGGGGTATTAGCCTGTTCGCCATTCAGATTTTTCTCCATTTCGGTAGCGACAATTTGCGCCTCTCTCTTGGTTCTCTCCTTGGCTGCTCTTGCGCTTTCGCCTTGTACAGACACAGAGGGGAGCACCCGAATCCTTGTTGATTTTCTCACTTCTCGTCCATCCAGGGTTCTCATGATGGCGGTCCATGATCCGTTACGTTCGATAACTCCGGCCAT